CTGCTTATAAGTGAGATAGCTATGATATTTTTGCATACCAATTTGGTCATAGCTATGTTCCGCAGTAGTGGTGTGGCAGGGGCTACACCCTTACACTCAACCAAAGCTGAAATGTTAACCTGGTTGTCCTACATTCCTTAAAAACCAGACGCTCCGCGTCTAAAGGATATCTACTAACTGGAGTAAGTATATGGAAACGCTGGTGTTATGGTACGTATTTGCAGATGATACAACTGAACATGAAAAAGAATTTATTGACTTACCATCCGTCAAGAAATGGCTGGACGGACAAAGGGAAACTGATTTCAGTTCCATTGACCTGTGTGACAATAACCAAGGCTTGCTCATAATTGAAGGTTGGTCCAACATTCATCAATATATTCGTGAGAATACTGGTGATGTATTACCAGCCTTAACTGCTTAAAACCAGGGCTGCTCCGCAGCCTTTGGATGATTTATGCATCCACTTCTTATCGAAATCCTAAGTCTTTTCTTGGGTTTAGTCACCGACAGACAAACCCATAAATCAAACATTTATCAATCTGGAGAGTACAAAATGTCTATTCAAAAATTCACTTTCGGTCAATCTAACGCTGCTGCTGCTACCACTGAAACTAAAACTGCTAAGCCTAAGGCTCAGTTCTGGTTGAACATTGGTTATGTTGCTAATGAAGGTTCTGAAGAAGAGAAGTTCATCTCTCTGCCTACTGGTATTCCACTGGATACTCAGGAACCACTGCCTACTAATAGCAGCAATGCTGACTTCCGTGCTATGCGTTGTGCACAGAACGATTTGCTGGAACAGTTAATCGAATATGCTCAGAACCTGGAACCAGGTGAAGAAGGTATCATTAACCTGCAAGTTCAACTTCGTCGTGTGAAAGCAGAGGCTGCTGACATCCCAGCAGACGAGAATAAATATGCTCGTAAACTGACTTTCTAAACAACAACTGGACTCCCTTCGGGGAGTCTTTTATTTTTAACTAGACGATAAGCTATTCCTACTTTTTGAGTATCTTTAGACGAAGGGTACTGAAACAGTAACTAGATAGATATAGATTTATATTAGAAGAGGATATGTACTATGTCTGTATACGAATTAGGCTATTTAATCTCTGCTGCTACATGGTTGTTCATCTTCTTTGTAGCTTACAAAGTAAGATTCATTGTATGGAATGTTGCTAAGTGGCTAACCACTAAAGCTATCATTCTTATCAAACTACCTGGTGTTTACATTAAGTGTCTGTTTGCTTCCATAGTAGCTAAAGAAGTTCGTAAGCAACTCTGGGCTAAAGAAGCAGAAGAGTTTGCGAAGAGGAACCAGTGATATTCACTAACATTGAGGATGCCATTGAAGAATGTATCTTCCGTAGATATCACACTGGAGTACAGAAACGGCACTATGGTGTAGTGCAACTCAATGGTTATCAAATGGCTGTAAGAATTGTACGTAACAATAAACCTTTTAACTTTATGTGGAGTACTAAACATGCGTAAGTCATTAATCATGGGAACCAAAGAAGATGTGTCACGTTTACGTAATCGTAATGTAGCAAGTAAACGGACACTCAGCATGACCAATGAGCAACTGCAAGAGTTCATTGATGCAGGGCTTAAACAAAGTAAGGCTCGTATTGTTACCTACAATCACCCATGCATTAAATAGTAAGGAGTCCTCCAATAGGAGGATCCTATTTTTTATTCTTGAATAGTTAGATATGTATTTAAATAGGAGAAACAATCTTGAATGAAATAGTATGTATACTTCCTCACTTAGCTAAAGTAGCTGACAGGAATATACGGGTACATTTACCCTTCCCATTAAGTAATCCGTTCACTCGTAATGAAAGAACCACAGTAGAGGATATAGAGGTAGCTTATGAAGCCTACCTTCGTAATCGTCTTATTAGTGGTGACAAATTAATTACAGCAGAGATGGAAAGGATTGCATCCTTTGTCACAGATAGTACAAAGAAACCTGTTGGTTTAATTGGTACTGAATCTGATGTTAACGTTATTCGTAAAATATTAATGGAGGCTTTAAATGGCTAAATATAAAGTAATTCGTTTTGCAGATAATAAACGCGGCATCGGTGCAGAAGTAGAGAAGAAAACAATCTTTGGAACCAGTACATGGGTGAAGGTTGCTACACCTGGATATGACGAAGCCTTCGACAAATGGGTTAATAAAGCGACCGGTAAATCTGGGTATGCTGATATTTGTATGGCAGAGCTTAATGACTTCTATACCGCTAATCACATTACTAAGGAATATGCAAAATGATGTACTCAAACGATTATGGTATATGCCCAGTCTGTAAGAAAGGACGTGGAGTTGCCAATCATAAACGTTGTAGTCGTATATTGCAGAAACAACGGAACCAGGAAGAATGGGATAAGTTGTTAAATAATCAGCACAAAGAAGAGAATCAACAGATGGCTGTTAAGGCATCTACTCAACGTATTCGCCGTATTAACTATATACAAGGATACCAAAAGTGATTATTACATTCCCTGTAACTAAATCATTTAACTATATGGGACAAACTATTGAAGTCCCATTATGGGTTAAATATGTAGCCTTATTACCTCGTCCTCAGAAGAGTAGTAATGCCTCACTAATTGGATTTAGTAGAAAGCCTAAGCTAACTGAAAACTGTATTTGGAAGTCTAGTGGTAGACAAGAGGAAATTGGTTTTTGTGATTATGTACCTCAACCAAATATAGTATACCTAACCCTGGAGAAAGTAGAGTGAATAACATCGTAGTAGTACATGATAATACATTTACTGACGTAGATAAGATGATGCGTAATATTGATTATGTATCTCAGACTAGTAAAGCATTTAATGAAGAGTTCACTATTTACTGTGAACCAGAATCACCACTGGTTCCTGTATTAAAGGAAGCAGGTCTACCCTTCTCTACAGAGAACTTCCCAGAGGAACCAGAGTATATGATTACATTCGTATATGACTTACATGATGGCTCTCCTGCTAGTGAACTAGCCATGAACCAGTGGCGTAGCAAACGACCTGTATTCGCTTTTCAGGTACTTAAACCATGAAAACTATCCCATTGGGTGATAACACCAATGCTTTGCTGGGTGTATCCGCACGTCCAATTATCATTGTTAACAAACATCACGATAAATCCGGTGAATATATTGGACGTGGTTCACCTCTTGGAAATCCATTCGTCATTGGTAAGCATGGAACCAGAGAGCAAGTAATTGCTAAGTATAGAGTCTGGCTGCAAGAACAGATTGATAAAGGTAATCCAGTTGTACTGGATGAACTTAATCGTCTGGGTAATAAAGCCATTGACGAGAAAGGTCTGGCCTTACAGTGCTTCTGTTATCCAAAGCCATGTCATGGTGAGGTTATTAAAGAGAAGCTCGTACAGGCTATGTATAATTACTTTGTGGAGAATCCAAATGGATAAGCCAAAGAACCATTCCAAAGAATGGGATAATCTAGATAATACTAACTTAAAATTATTAGTGGAATCTGATAAGTCTTTTGTAGAAATATCAAATATTATGCAGAGAACTCTTGCAGCTACTATAACCCAAGCACAAAGGCTAAACCTAATCCATGTACAAGATGTTGGAGGAGAAATAAGAAGTAAGATTATTTATAAAATTACTTACTTAGAGTCCATACCATGGAGTACTTTCAAATGAATAAACAATGTAATTGTGGCAAAGGCTATGTATCCCAATGGGATAACAAGTGTGGTCACTGCCGAACCAAGAAAGAACAGCGTGACCATGAGTATGCTCTCGATTGTGTAACAGAGTGCCAGTGTGAGTCACAGGCCGATGCACTTATCTTTTATAAAGAAGTAAGGAATCAATGCAAATGAAAGAAATCTTCGTATTCGGTAGTAATTTAGCAGGTCGTCACGGTGCTGGTGCAGCGAAAGTTGCATATAAGAAACATGGTGCACGTTATGGAATGGGAGTTGGTCACTATGGTTTCAGCTATGCAATCCCAACCAAAGACCAGAACATCAAGACCATGAAACTGGATGACATCAAAGTATTCGTAGATGCTTTCATCCTATATGCAGCATCACACCCAGAGTGGGACTTTAAAGTAACACGCATTGGTTGTGGATTGGCTGGTTATAAGGATGAAGAAATTGCTCCTATGTTTGCCAATGCTACAGGCAATGTCATGTTTGACGAAGCCTGGAAGCCTATTCTGGGAAATGATTATATCTACTGGGGAACCTTCTAATGACATATGAAGAACTATGGGCTGCTCAGGTCAGAGCCAGAGCACTCACACGGCATGACATCTATTGTGCATTACAGAACGAATTAAAGGGACGTACTAAGCTAGGTCACATATCAGGTTTCATTAAAATACCTATGCGTAGTCTAGTATGGCCTTATAAAGAAAAAAGCAATGAATTTAGTGGTAATGGTTTATATGTACGTATCAACTACCTTGGCCAAGAGAACAGTATTCGTATTGCCTTTTGGACTAAACGTTAGGTAATAGCTGCTCCGCAGCTTTTGGTTATTAATAACATTTAGGAGAATATGCGATGTACTCATCTATTGAACATCAGAAGCAGCTTGAAGTCCTATTCAATAAAAATCAATTACTGCCTCGCATGAGGAAGGAATTCGAGGACTCCAAAGAAATTGACTTTAAGGCATTCGCTGCCTATTTAGAAATTGATTATAAGCTGCTCATTGATGCAATGGTGCAGATTGCCCTACATAAACGTGCTGACATCCAGACTATGATTGGCTCTCTCATGAGTCACTCAGATGATGCTCAGTACATCGCTGACTGTCTATATAAGATGGCAGAGAATGACTGCTTCAACTATGACCCTACCATCGACAAGTTCGGTGTTATCTACGAGATTAGTGAAGATGTTCAGATGGAACTGGAAGCATTCCAGTATCCATTACCTATCGTAAGTGCCCCTAATCCTGTCAGAACTAACAAGGATACTGGTTACTACCAGACTAAAGGAAGCATCATCCTCAAGAAGAACCATCATGAGATGGATGTCTGCCTTGACCACATCAACCGTATGAACAACCAACGTCTATGTATTAACTGGGACGTTGCTAACTATGTAAAAGACTCTCGTCCTAACATGGATAAACCCAAAGAGGGTGAAACCCGTCAGGACTATGAGAAACGAGTTAAAGCCTTTGAGAAGTACAGTCGTACTGCTAAGGAAGTAATGGAGTTAGTGACTCAGGAAGGCAATAACTTCTCACTGGGCCACAAATATGACAAACGTGGGCGTACTTACGCTCAGGGCTATCACATTAATTTTCAGGGAACCAGCTACAACAAAGCTGTACTGGAGTTCGCTGATAAGGAGTTAGTAAATGAAGACTAACATTGGCTCCTATGAGTTATGGGTTAATGAAGAGTGTATCTACTCTGGTACATATGTGAAGTGCCTATACTTTGAGAAACTTTACAAGCTTCAGAACCCTAAGAATAAAACTATTATTTACAAACTATCTGCCGACGTAGTAACTGTCTAACCATCCAATAAGCAGGCTCTCCATAGTGGGGAGCCAAGAAGCAAAAGGAATATACAATGCAACTGTTAACTGCCCGTGAATACCTGAAAGTAGATATCGCTAACAACTATGGCTTAGATAAGAAGACATGGGATGAACGTATTAGCTGGTTCGATGAGAACGAAGCTAACCTGCTTAATCTGGTAGATGAAGCTGAAGAATCTGCACTGTTCTATGCTGGTGTAAACGCATGGAAAGATATGAAAGCCGGTAAGCCTATCGGTTATGCCGTAGCTCTGGATGCTACATCATCAGGCTTACAGTTACTGGCTTGCCTGACTGGTGACCGTTCTGCTGCCGAACTGTGTAACGTAGTTAACTACATGGGCGAGAATGGTAAGCCATTACGTCGTGATGCTTATACAGTTATCTATCACAAGATGCTGGACATCCTTGGTGAAGCATCACGTATTAAACGTAGTGACGCCAAGCAGGCAGTTATGACTGCATTCTATGGTTCAGAAGCTAAGCCTAAAGAAGTATTCGGTGAAGGCATCCGTCTCAAGACTTTTGAGAATGTAATGGAAACAGTTGCTAGTGGTCCTTGGGCACTGAACAAGTTCTTACTGCAATGTGGTAATCCGGATGCTAACCGTTACGTATGGGTACTGCCTGACAACTTCCATGCTGTCATTAAGGTCATGGTTCCTGAAGTGCAGACCGTTAACTTCTTAGGTAAACCATTCGACATCACTCGTATGGTTCAGGGTACTGAAGAGAAGACTCGTATGCTCTCTGCTAACATCACCCACTCTATTGATGGGATGGTGGTACGTGAGATGCTGCGTCGTTGTAACTTCAACATGAACCAGGTGAACTATATTAAGTCCCTATGCGAAGGAACCAATGATTACATGGTTGGTTCTGATGATAACTATGAAATGGTTAACACACTGTGGTCTAACTATGAGAAGTCGGGATTCCTGTCTACCCGTATCTTTGATTATCTGGACTCAGAAACGATTGCATTGGTTGATACAGATGTAATCATGGCTATGCTCAATACCATGCCTAAGAAACCATTCCCTGTAATGACCGTACATGACTGCTTCCGTTGTCATCCTAACTATGGCAATGACCTGCGTCGTCAGTACAATCAGATTCTGTCTGACATTGCTAAGAGTGACTTACTGGGCTTCATTCTGTCTCAGGTACTGGGACAAGAGTTCTCTGCTGGTAAGCTGGATGACAGCCTCTGGCAGGACATTCTTGAAACAGACTATGCATTAAGTTAATAAACTAGCCTCACTCCTTCGGGAGTGAGGCTCTATTTTTTGCTTGGAGGTAGTCAACATGTCAGACATCTATGATGTTATTACTAAAACCGTACTGATAGTTTTATCTGCTATTGTGATATTCACTATAGTTAACGCCCACAAATCCAAGTTTGCTTATTGCTACTATGGAGCGTACTCTGCCGGATGTTTTGTATTAGCCGGTTGTATAGCTTACTGGATTTACCACATCAACAACTAGCCACCCCCAAGGGTGGCTTTCTTTTTTATCAGCCTTCATAATGATTAGGCATATTTACTCAAGAGGATACATACATGCCAACCCTAAAGATTGCGTTTAATAAAACTACCAACGTTGCTACCGTGCTTGATTCAGGTGGTAGTGTTCCAGGTGGTTCTGTGGAAGTAGGTACTTTTGTACACCCAGATGCCACTTACCCTGATAGCTTAGTTATCTATCACGGTGTTCGTGACCTGTTGTATAAACGCTCTGCTAAAAACCCTGCTGAAGAAGGATTCTGGCCTAACAACATCGTGGATATGCAGTCAGTCACCATTGACATGAAAGCTACTCCACGACTGACTGTTGCTACCAAACTGCCTCGTGTAGTCTCCACCATCGAAGGTGAAGATATTAACTGGCATATTGATGTAGCAGGTGGTAAAGCACCATTTACTTATAAGTGGCAATTCAAAGCTGATACTGCTGGTGCAGTATTCGCTGATATTGACTCTGGTAGTAATGCATCCGCTGCTACTGCAACATTAACCCTTAACAACGTAACAGCTGCTTCTGCTGGTACTTATAAAGTGATTGTTACTGATGCTAATGGAACCACGGTAGAAGATACCTCACTGCTGGCTGTAGGTTACTACGAAGCAAGCTCACTGGTAGCTACTCCTGCTTCACTGGCTCTGTCTGTTGCTACTGATACTGCTGCTGGTAAGACTGTAACCATTGTTGCTATGCCTGTTGGTTCATCTGCTGGTACTTTGTCTATCAAGACTGCTCCAGATTCTGCCCGTGCTACAGCTACCATTGCTGGTAGCGTACTGACAGTTAAACCTGTGGCTGCTGGTGAAGCTACTTCTGTAGTAGTTACCAACGGTACTGTAGATGTAACCATCGCTATTACTGTTGCAGAGTAAGAGTATTCCTTATTTGGGGTTATAAACCCTGAAAGGAAACCCTCAAGTTTGACCTCCCTATTGAAGGGAGGTCTTTTTTTGACTTAAACAAACTGGAGCCAGGAAATGTATAAAGAGATTGCAGTATTCTCGTTCATATTAGGTGGGTTCTTTGGTGCAGGATTTGTAGGTATTTCTAATACCTACTTTGGTTCTACTCCAAATACTGTAACGCAAACCCTCAAGCATGAATGTGAATTGAATATCCCTCGTAATCAAAACTGCGTAATGCAGTTCGTACCGGAGAAGAAATGAAACTTACCCAGTCCCAAGCAATCTTCCTTCGCATGGTTCATGGTGGTTCTGCCACCAGCAACCGTAATAACAAAACCGCACAGTCTCTTAAGAAGCTGGGCTTAGTACAGTTCAATACTGGTCTTGGGTGGTCATTAACCCCTACCGGAGTACTTCAACTCAACGAATTAAAAGGTAACTAAATGAAAACTTTAATTGCTGTTGCTGTAGTAGCTTTATCAGTTATGTCATTCGGTGCTCAAGCATCTAGTCGTGCAACCTTGCTGGAAGCTGCTGCTGATTACAAAGCTAATAATACAAACTTTGTGAACCAGGGTTACTTCATGGGCATGGTTACCATGGGGGTGGAAGCAGGAAAGAACTGTGTACCTGACGATATGAAGTTGGGGCACATTTTTGACAGAGTGGCTTCTATTATTCTGTATGACCGAAAGGTTAATGCAATGAAAGTACCGTCAGACATGGTTCTGTTAGCGATTGATACAGCGTATCCCTGCGTTAAATCTTAATTAGTAATTCCATTAACTTTAGGAGAGTAAGTAAATGGCGAGCATTGACTCCTTGACTGTATGTAATACACGCCAAGCCCGTAATTTTATTATCCGTGCCCTGCAAGCAGGTAACGTACCGTTCCTGACTTCATCACCAGGCATGGGTAAATCTGCAATTATCCGTTCTGTTGCAGAAGAATTTGGCATGAAGCTGATTGACCATCGTCTGTCTACTTCTGCCCCGGAAGACCTGTCTGGTCTACCATTCCGTAATGGTGACCGTGCAGAATTTATCCCATTCGCTGACTTATTCCCTATCGAGGGAGATGAAGTACCGGAAGGTTATAATGGCTGGCTCCTGTTCCTTGATGAGTTCAACTCAGCTAAGAAAGAAGTAGTAGCTGCAGCATACAAACTGATTTTAGACCGCATGACTGGACAGAAGAAACTTCACCCTAATGTGATGATTATCTGTGCCGGTAACAAAGCTACTGACCGTGCCATCGTTAACCCACTGGGTACTGCAATGCAGTCCCGTGTTGTCCACTTCGAAATGGAACTTAACTTCGACATCTTTGTTGAAGACGTGATGATTCCACAAGAATGGGATGAGCGTCTGGTTGCATTCTTACATGCTAACCCTGGCTATCTGCACGACTTCGATCCTGCCCATAAGAACAAAACGTTCTGTTGTCCTCGTACCTGGGACTTTGTTAACAAAGACCTCAAGAACCAACCAGAAGGTGCTCTGCCTGATGAAGATTCCCTATACTACAGTGGTTTTGTTACACCAGGTAAGGCCGTAGAGTTTGTTCAGTTCACTCAGGTATACAATCGTATGATTACGATTGAGAAGGTAGTCAAAGACCCTTTAGGCTGTGCACTACCGGAAGATAATAACCTGTGTTGGGCTACCGTTAACCATCTGGCTAACAAGACCACTGAAGATAACTTCGCTGATGTTCTTCAGTACATTGAACGCTTTAAAACGTTCACCCATAAGATTCTGTACTTCCGTACAGTAGGCAAAGCATTACCAGAAATTCAGGCTACCCCCGAATGGCGTAAGGCTGCTGCCAATATCTCTCGTTACATTCACGGGTAATCACATCATGAACCAGATACCTCAGCACACACTTAGCGATGAACAACTCATGCGTGAGTATGACCGTATACAAGCGCAGGCATTTTTAGGCCGCAGTGCAGCGTTTTTTGGTTCATTGCTGTGTAGTCTTAAGTTCTCATGGAAACGTGAAGACTGTCCCACTGCATGTACTGACGGGATAGAACTCCATTTCAACCCAGACTTCTTTATCTGGATGTGCCCTGATGCGAGAGAAACAGTGCTAATGCACGAACTCTGGCATGTGGCATATCTACATGGCATCCGCTGTGGAAGCCGTGACCCGGAAATCTGGAACCAGGCATGTGACCACTTCATTAACCTTCAGTTAGAAGAAGACGGTTACAAGTTCACTGGTATCGACAAAGGCATTTGCAAAGACCCTCAATATAAAGGATGGGTTGAAGAAGACATCTACGATGACCTGATGAAGAACCCTCAGAAAAGGCAGAAGCCGTCAGGGGGTGCTGGAGCAGGTCTTGCTGGCGACATGAAAGCTCCCTCTTCGGGGCAGTCCCAGGGTGCTGTTGTCAACAACGTAGTACGTGCAATGCAAAGCCAGAAGATGGCTGGTGGAATAATGCCAGGTAAAGGTGCTGGTCGTATGGAAGAGGTTATTACCCAATTCCTTAAACCAGTGGTTCCATGGCAGGAAGTCCTTATGGACTTCTTCACTGACATTGATGACTCACGCTATACGTGGGCCAGACCTAACCGTCGTTTCACTGACATCTATCTACCGTCATTGGAAGATGATGAAGGACGTTTACGACACCTAGCTTACTTTGAGGATGTATCTGGTTCTATTAGTAGTTCTGACTCTCTGCGTTTTAACTCAGAGGTTGCCTACGTTAAAAGCCAGTTCAATCCTAAGAAGATGACCCTTATTACCTTCGACGATATTATCCAAGAAGAAATAGACATCACTGAAGAAGATACCTTTGAAGAGATTAAGATTACTGGTCGTGGTGGTACAAACCTTGAACCAGTGCGTGAATGGATTATTGAGAATAAGCCAACCGCTGCAATCATATTCTCCGATATGTATGTTCGTCCTATGGAAGAGTTACCATTTGATATCCCTATCATCTGGTGTGTTCTGAATAATCCTAATGCTACCGTACCTTTTGGGGAGGTAGTTCATATCCCTAAAGGAATGAAATGATTATTAACCGCAGTCGTTTATTAGAGCTGGCTCCTATAAAGAACATGGTGGACTCTAAGCAAACCAGTAATGGTTTCTCTTGGGGTCTTACAGAATGCGGATACGATATTCGTATTAAGCAGGATGTGACCATGTTCTTGGGGCGACGATTCGTACTAGCGTCAGCCATAGAAGAGTTCGACGTCCCACCAAACCTTATGGGCCGTGTACTTAATAAGAGTACATGGGCCAGAAAGGGGATTGATGCAAGCATGACAACCAATATCGAACCGGGGTGGAAAGGTTTCCTTACCCTTGAGCTTCGTTATTCGGGTATTTTGCCTGTTAAAATAAAAGCTGGTACTGGCATAGCTCAGGTTATCTTCGAAGAGATAGCAGAGCATTGTCGTTATGAAGGTAAGTACCAGTGTCAACCAAACAAACCAGTAGCTGCTAGACCTTCAAAATAAAAGGCTATCCAGCTTAACCAAGGAAATAACATGTCAGTATTCACTACTAAAGCAAATGGTCAGAAAGTAACTGTTATAGCTGCAAACGTAGCATTCGTAACAGATAATGGTGGTCAAGCATGTATCACTTTTAACAATGGTGATGTACTTCAAACTGAAGTAGGTTACGACTCTGTTCGTAAGAACGTAGCTAAGGCACTGTCTGGGGCTAAGCCTAAGGCAGAAGCCGAGTAAGTAGCTGCCTAAATAGCCCAGCATAGTTGGGCTATTTGTGAAGAAACTAACTCAACCCCACATAGGAACCATCATGGAATCTTTAGCAGCAATCCTCATTCTGTTATTTGCACTAGCTGTATACCTTATCCCTACTATTATTGCTTTTGCACGAGGCCATGCCTCTAAGTGGGGCATTGGTGTACTCAATATCGTATTAGGCTGGTCTTTAGTCTTCTGGGTAGTAGCACTGATTTGGGCACTGTCTAACAAAGGGCAGTCTCAGACTACAATCGTTAACGTTGGTAGTGGGAACCAGTACAACGTGTCTCAAACGAGTCAGTCTGATAAGTAACTAACCTAAGCATCATTGCATAGTGGTGCTTGTGGAAGTTACTTCCAGCTCATTGCTTATCCATCTCCTAATCCAAGCCCACCTAACCCGTGGGCTTTTTTAATTACAGGTACTCTTATGTCAAACAGACAAAATGGTAAGTCTATCTTATATGGACTGGACTTAAGTAAACTGGAACAAACTGCAATGCTTACTTTAGGTAAAACTATACATGACCAAGTAGAAGAGAATGGAATTGGTCCTGATGTTTATGCAGCAATGCAAGCTGCTATTCAGAAAGGATGGACTAGTAGATCATTTAATGTTTTCCCATACATCCCTCCTGAGCCTCATCTGAAATCTAAGGTAGACAGAATTATAGATAAGTTCTGGCTTAGCCCGTGTTATAACGACATGCATCTTTACCTGGCTCAAATACAAAAGAATACCCGTACTGAGGATGTGTTTAAAGGTAAGAGCACTACCCATCATTACCCTTGGTATAGAAGAGGTAGTAAATACTAATGCGTATCCCATTTCTAAGAAAAAGAGAACGAAATCCTGTTCTTTATAATAAAGGCATAGAGGATGAGTATGAACTCAACCGTAAAGCCCGTTCCTACGCAACAAAATTGTTTATGGGGACTAATACCCCTGATAGATTACTGGACTTTGTTTTCGAACAAGTCTTTATCATATACAGCTTAGCTATGTCTGCTGGTTCACAAGAAGTAAGTGATAAGGCAAGAGATGCTCTCTGTATGCTCCGTAGGGAGTATGAAGCCCTCATGTATGTAGACTTATACTCCTTTAAAAAAGAAACCGCTGTAGCGTGTTCTGTGGCTCTTACTGAAGGTATAGCAGTATTACAGGAACTACCTCGTAGTGAGTTTAAACTGGTATATGTTCAGGCCAAGAGGATTACAGAAAGCCGTAGTGGTATTACCAACTATCTAAGGTCATTCTAATGATTAAGGCAACTGTCATTGCAGATTCCGTTCATCATGCAACTGGTACTCGTATTACCACCTTTGAATTGGTTTACCCCCGATTCATTCATAGTGAGTTTATGACCCACCGTGTATTCAACCGCAATGCCTCAAGTAGTCGTGCTATCCCTACCTCTAAGTTCATTGAACAGGTTCGTAATGAACCAGTGATGCCAAGTCACTGGGGCAAGAACCAGAAAGGTATGCAAGCAGATGAAGAACTCACTCCTATGGAGATTGAGGATGCTAAGTTTATCTGGGATAACGCTGCATCTTCTGCTGCTGTATATGCTGAACAACTACGTCGTGGACAAGTACATAAGCAGATTGTTAACCGTATTCTGGAACCATTCACGCATATCCGTGTGGTGGTAACTTCAACTAGCTGGGCTAACTTCTATGGCTTACGTGACCATGAAGACGCCCAACCAGAGATTCGTGAACTGGCTCAAGCAATGCGTAAGGCTCATAATGAAAGTGTTCCAACAAAACTCATGCAAGGGCATTGGCATATGCCGTATATCACTGATAATGATCTTTATGTTGCTTACGATTTCTGCAAACATCAGCGAATTACTCGTGATGAACCAAGTAGTGAAGAAGTGTATGGCTTACTTCTTAAAGTAAGTGCTGCTCGCTGTGCTCGTGCTTCTTACAACAATTTCGAAGGTCGTCCTTCTACTATTGAAGAAGACTTAGGATTGTTTGCTAAGTTAGTTGAGAACCAACCTATTCATGCATCCCCTACTGAACACCAGGCAACTCCTATGCTGTTCGGTGATAAGTTCATTAACAACCAAAACCCATTAACCTGGGAACAGGGTGTTACTTCAATGGATCGTGAAGGTAAGCTGTATTCAGGCAACTTACTGGATTTCATCCAATTCCGTAAACTAATCCCTGGTGAAACCATTACAGAATAAGGTAATTAAATGTCTCAAGAAGATGCACTGTTTATTATCCGTAATTTCCTAGATGCAAATTGGGAACAGTTTTCTGAGTTCTGTGAAGAACTAGGAGAATCTGCTGAGGAAACTTATGAAGCAACTAGTGGGTAATCAAAATGAAACGTTTAGCTATCCAAGCAATGATTATAAGTATCATCCTGGTTCTGGAGTTTGTATTTGCACTACATGGTGCACAGAGCCTGGAAGAGATGTTCTTCGTAGTGGCCCGTTACTCTGCTTGTTCTATTGGCTTATGGTGTGTGTATTACTATACACGCGATTATGTAGCCATTAAGGAACATGATGATGCTAAGGAACGTCTACGACAATTCGTAGAAGAGAATCGTAAGTAAACCTAAGACCTCCTCCGGGAGGTCTTTTTTTGATTATATTAACTCTTTTAGGAGGGCATATGCCTGCTAAATACCGTATCAAAGACACACCAGTACTCGGTGGGGCTGCCGATGAATATACTAAACAGGGAGACATTGTTTATCAATGCACTAAACATGATTACGGCTGTGCCAGTGATGATACTCGTGCAACAGGTTTTATGCATATATCCGTAACACTTGACCCTACTGGCGATTACCCATTCTTTACTATCCCTGTCCATAACCTGGAGCAAATCCATGATTAACCCTGAAGTTATTCATAGTAAAACTGGTAAGGCTGTTCCACTTAGCGATATTGCAGTTACCGGTGATATTGCTGCTTGTCCAGCTAACATCGCTTCCCTGTGTATGTGCATTGCTGCACTAGCAGAGGAACGTAAATTATGGCTGGAACCAAGCAAAGAGATGATTCAGGCTGGTTTGGCAGAAGTACAAAGAACCGTAGACCAGTGGCATGAAGAGTCATTCGCTGGCTTATGTATGCCAGAAGATTTAACTGATGATATGGCATCAGATATGGCTGTATTCGTCCTTCAAGCAATGGCAGGTAAACGCAATGGCTAATGTAAACATCGCCTCAGAGAAAACGTATAGCATTCAGATTAATGGCTTAACCGAATATCAGGTCTTATTCCTAATGAATGCTTTTCAAAACAGTCCAGTGGGTCACCATCCTAATGATGAACCACGGGAAGAAGCTGAACTTCGTAAAGCTATTTTTGATAAGTGTAAACAAGTACTACTTTAAGCAACATTTAAACTGGAGAGTAAATAAATGTTAGTTGCAGATACCAATCAATCAGCCACTTCAGCGACACTGGGTGGCAAAGAAGCAATCGCCTTTGGCATCTCTGATGACCCGGCATTCTTTCACGTATTAAGTACTTCCTTATATAACAACCCCACTCTGGCAGTAGTTCGTGAGACTATCTGTAACAGTTGGGATGCTCATATTGAAGCAGGTAAGACTGATACTCCTATCAGTATTACTATTGATACCGACAATTTTATTACCTTCCGTGACTATGGTAACGGTATCCCGGATGAACTAATTGGTTCCATCTATGGTGTCTATGGTGCATCTACTAAGAAGTCCAACAGTAGTGTTACTGGTGGCTTTGGTCTGGGATGTAAATCCCCATTCGCTTATACAGATAGCTTCCAGGTTACTTCATGGAACCAAGGGAAGATGTCTGTATATAACGTAGCTAAGGCTGCAATTGAGAATGATGGTAAACCGAGTATTGTTCCTATCGTTACTGGTATTCCTACTGAGGAATCTGGACTGGAAGTTAAATTCCAGCTAGGCAAGCATGATGTAAATACCTTTGTGCATTACATCACATCAATTGTATTTAACGGTGAGATTAAGGCTGAGCTTAGTATTCCCAAACTTGTTCGTGAAGAAACAGGTAATAGTATTCAGCAGGGTGACTACACTCTGCTGAATACCCTAGGCATGTCATTTGAACCTGGTTCATATGATATGACTGGTAGTTGGTATCAAGGCTATATGGGTAACAGTAACATCTTTGTTCGCTACGGTAACGTAATGTACCCAATAGTATCTAGTCCAGCTAGTGAAGAGGCTGTAGGTCTTATTCTTAACTTCATGAATATCATTGGAGCTGATAATTTAGTAGTTCAGGCTGCACCGGATACCTTAGCGATTGCCCCTAGCCGTGAAACACTGTCTAACCAGAAGTTAACTGACGATGGTATTACTGCTCTATGTGTAGATTTAGTAGACCGTATGGAGAAAGAGATTAAGGCTAAGATTCCCGAAGCTATTAAGCAGATTGAAAAGTATGCCTCCGAATCCTCTGCTGGGTACTGGGAATATCCGTCTTTCTTGGGTGTTGTTACGGACAGAATTGTTCAACGCTATATGTCCTCTAGCTTGTGGGCTAAGCAACGTAAACATCATATTAAGCACTGGCGTAATCTATCCAATAAGGCATTATTAGCTCGTCCTGAATATGCAGGTCTTAAGAAACTGTATAGTAAGGCTATGCGTGCTCTTAAGCATACTCGTACAGACGGTACTTCCTTATTCCAGGATTTAGTATACCGTCATCTGCATTTACCTCAGCTTGTTGCTTTAAAAGCCACTGGTGTTAAGTGGTCTGGTTACATAATGAACCAGGGTAACAGTGTTGGCCTGGTAAAAGGTAAACTTACTGACTACTTTAAGATGGGCTATAACAACCATTTGGGTATCGGTATATTCACTACCAAGAATGTTGTAGTTACCCGACGTTTATCTGACTGTGCAGACTCTTTCTCATACTTCCCTGAGTACAACCGAGGTGACCTGGAGCGTACTGCTTTTGTTCACGTCGTTGGTCCTAAAAAGGGCGAAGCAGAAGAAGCTGTAGCTAAGTTCACTGCTATGGGTTATCGGGTAATTGACCTTACTCAATATAATGAGTGGGACAAGCCAACTAACTTCCGCAGGGAACAGGCTAAGATAGCTGCTGAGAAACGTGCTAGTACAATAGCTGCCAATAAAACCAAAGCAGGAGGTAAAACTAATGCATTAGTTTCATTGAATGCAGTACTAGGTACTACCCCTGTACGGGATAAAAGTGGTGATTGGGTATCTAAGCCGTATATCCAGAAGGAATTTGCTGACCCGAGCTACCATGAGAAATCTGGTTTCGTTGAAGTAGAATTGCCCAAGTACTACGTGCTAGCCAATCAGGTTGGTTCTGGTAGACCGGAAACTGCCAAGATTGGAACCATGTGGAAATGGTATGAACTGTCCGATGAGATGAAAGCAGAGACTGTTGTCTGTCGTAATCAAATCGAAGTTAACAAGGCCAAACGCCGTGGTGCTATTCACATTGACGATATTCGTCTTAATGAATTGATGTCTGTTATTACCAGCAAGGGATTCAAGAAGTATGTCAGTGAACAGCGTATTGGTGTTCTGGAATACGTAGGACTGGATGACAGGAAATATTGGGAAATTCTCGATATTCTGGGTCTAACCTTCAAACCATTACAGAGTCTGGTTCTTAAACCAGAGTACGAATGGGCATGTGACTTCCTAAGAAACCATCCACGTAACAAAGAGAGACTTGTTGAGATGGGCCTCATTAAGTCAGTAGATGACTTGGAACCATATGTAAGGATGGTTAATCCTCGTATGCACAAGCATTACGAAGTACTTACCAGGTACAAAGAGTTATTCTGTTATAGCTGGAGTGCTGGTGACATCTTACAAAACCTAGACTTGGGTAATTTAGTCAAGTATCTCAAGAAAAATCCAGAGGATATTCCTGGGTTTAAGTCCCTCTACCGTAATCGCCTAAATAAACTGAAAGGTAAATAATCTGATGAAAATCGAACTGATTTCTATCATCGCACTGGCAGTTGACAGTCGAAACCTCACACTGTGGAAGCCTGATGGCTCCACGGTTGTATATCCTCAGAGCGACCCACGGGTTGCTCGCATTGTATCTGAAGCACAGACCAAAGGTCTTGGCACTACCCAGGACCAAATAGAAGTAAACATTGCACCAGAAGTAGAACTACGTACTGAATATCTGGAAGCAGAGAAGAACACCAACGGATTCGTCCGTTTCTTCAAGGTAGCTAAAGCTAAACTTAAAGAGTTCTTCGAAGATAGCACAGGTGTTTCACCAGCCCGTATCGTCTCAGATATTAAGCTGGGTAATCCTACTAAGACGCTTGTGTCTAAAGCTATGGATACCTTCCTGGCTGTACAGGCTAATGAACCAGAAGTAACGGTAGCAGACGGATGTTACGACAAACGTGACAATCTGATGTGGGTTACTGGCTGGGACAGGGACCATAACCATCCTGCACTGGTTCGTTTTATTAACGACGTACTGTGGATGGATTCCGGTCTTACTGACATTGTGCTTAGACAAGAATGGCCTATTGCAATTCGTGCAGTATCTGATGATGAAATGGGTGAGTTTGCTAAACAAGCCCAGAACATCAAAGGTGTACATGTTGTATTTACCAATCGTGAAGAAACACCACTGCCTTATGTGGAAGTAGCTAAAACTACGAACCAGGATAAGCTGGCTGCTGCTTCAGAGAAGCTAGCTGCATTAGGTGCTATCAGTACCGATGATGCTAACTTCCACACTGATGTGAAGGAAGATGAAGTGGTTGTTGCTGTTACTAACAATGGGGTTATCCCTGGAGTTGAGAACCTACATCGTCACCTGCGTCAGTCTGCCAAGCTGAAAGACTACAAGGGCTTTACTAAATTCCTTGAACGTCTGGCTCCGGTTATTAAAGACCGTCTGCACTCAGTGGAAGACCTGATGAAGTTCATGGAAACTGCTGAACTGCCTATTGCTGATGATGGCTCTATCCTGTTCTTGAAACGCCTTAAGTATAAAGGCACGGAAGATGGTAAACGTGTATTCGTTGACTGTCACTCAGGCAACATCCGTCAGTGGGTAGGCTGTAAAGTACAGGTACGAGAAGACCTGGTAGACCCTGACCGACGTCAGGACTGCTCTAACGGTCTGCATGTGGCATCCATGAGCTACATTCGTCACTTCGGTGGTAACGTAACTATCCTTGGTAAAGTAGCACCAGAAGATGTTTTTGCTGTTCCTGAGTACAACACTAATAAGATGCGTGTAGCTGCGTATCACATTATTGCTGAACTTCCAGAAGAGGAACGTTGCAACGTTAACAGTGGTATCTACCTGTCTAAGACAGAAGTAGGTAAGAAGTTGCTTAATGATGCCATCGTTGGGAACCATAGTTCACCTACTACACTTATTATGGTTGGTGGTCACTATGGTACTAACCTCAAATACACTAATCTCTCATCTGGTTCTGTAGAACAATTCCGTACAGTTGCTAACAAAGAAGCACTGAATATGGAAGAGTCACTTAATGAGGCTTTAGCTGCTGAACCAGTGAAAGCTACTGACCTTAAACCTATTGTTAATAAGGCTCCTACTGTGAAAGAACAAATTCAGGAACTGGTTAAAGAGTTCCTTAATGCTACTACTCCAGAAGATAAATTAGCTGCTGCTGATTTACTTGTGGAAATGCGAGGTAAGGCTCGTAAGCCTTGGGCTGCTTTAGGTGTTGGTTCTGATGTGGTGGCGAAAATTGCTGATGTACGTACAACCTACACAGCTAAACCTATCGGTAAACCAAAACCAGTGAAGCAAGCTAAGGTTACTAAAGCTGCTCCTAAACCCATTAATGGAACACACGCTGATAATCTGCGTAGCATCCTGAATGATACGTCGTACTCCGACTATCAGAAAGGCCATGCTCTGCAAGACTATAAGCGTCATGCCAAGAAGTCATTCGCTGCAATGGGTCTGACTGAAGAAGAAGCTAAGTTAGCTACCAAGCTGACTAAAGCTGCTAAGTAATAGCCTGTTCAAATGCCCTCACTTGTAATAAAGTGAGGGTAAATTTGAAGAGGAAATGTACTATGAGTAATGTATATCGTGTAAACCGTAAGGCTACTGATGAAGACATCATTCGAATGAATGCTGTTGGATTGTCTCTGGCAACCATTGCTAAAACATTGGGTGTTCACCCAACGACCGTGACCTTACGGTTGCGTTCTTTAAACATTGAACCAGCCGACACACGTCGGACGTTCATGGAGAATGTACTCCGTCCATTACCAACCCATGTGGCAGATTGGCTGTCAGAGCAAGTTGGTCCTGCTTATGAGATTCGTTCATATGTAAGGGACTTGATACTGGAGGCATATAATAATCGCCACCTTAACCAAGAGAGTGAGCATGACAAGTTCATCCGTTTGTACGCTGGAAAACACACGGCAATGGTTTCTAAAAGCCATACCGAATCCGACGAGTAAGAACATTAGTACCCAGATTGGTTGTCATCTGGAAGAAGTGGTGGAAATGCTGGATGTACTCCAGACTAAATTTCCTGGTTACAAAAATAAGTTAGACGATGCCCGTAAGCATTTACGCTTCATTTCTAACTTACTGAAGCAGGAAGAAGGCAGTTTCTTCATTCAGGAAGAAGACCGTCAAGAACTTCTGGATGCACTGGCTGACCAGATTGTTACAGCAACTGGCGTCGGTACTTTCCTTGGGATGAATGTCCCTGGAGCATTGGCTGAAGTCAATCGCTCAAACTATTCTAAGTTCGACGAAGACGGTAATCCTATCTTCAATGAGAATATGAAAGTAATGAAAGGCCCACATTACACCAAGCCTGACCTCAAACCATACATCTAACCCTCTACGGAGGGTTTTTTACTGGAGATTTAAATGTTTTCCAAACCTACCAAAGCCCCATTGAACCAGGGGCAAGAAGCGGTTGCGAAGGAGTTCTTCGACTTCCTGCTCGACCCTAATGCCTCAGAATTCAATATCAGTGGACCTGGGGGAACTGGTAAGACATTCCTGATGTCGCACCTCATTGATGACACTATGCCTGCATATATGGAAACTTGCTCCCTAATGGGAACCAAGCCTCTGTATAACGAAGTTGTCATGACAGCGACCACGAACAAAGCTGCTGAAGTTCTGGCTCAAGCTACGGGGCGTCCAACGTCTACCTATCATTCCTTCCAGGGGCTGATTGTTAAGAATGACTTTAAGACTGGTGAGGCTAATGTTGTACCGTCTAAGTCATTCACCATTAAGAAGAACAAGATTATCTTCGTAGATGAAGCATCCATGATTGACCGTCAGTTACTTAAGTATGCTCGTGAAGGTACTCACCAGTGCAAACTGGTATTCGTGGGTGATGCTTCCCAGCTTCTGCCTGTTAAAGAGAGTAAGTCTCCAGTGTATGCAGGTAATATCCCAACACACTATCTGACTGAACAGATGCGTACCGATACACCAGAACTCAAGGCATTGCATCAGCAATTGCGTGATACGGTGGAAGGTAAGACAGGCTTCCTGCCTATTAAATGTATTCCAGGCATCATTGACTGGGTACAGGAGGAAGAGATGGAGAAACTGGTTCTCAGTCACTTCACTCAACCCACCAATAGTCGTATTGTTGCTTACACAAATGACCAGGTTATTAATTACAATAACTACATTCGTGAAGCTAATGGCTACGTGGGTGAATACTCCATTGGTGAGCAGCTTGTTTCTAACTCAGCCGTTCGCTTGGGTGTGGATGACCGTCTGTCTATCGAGCAGGACGTAAAACTTATCGACCAGGATAGTAGTACTCGCATGATTAAAGTTACAGGTGACCTGGAACTAGAAGTCCGTGATAGTACTCTAGACCTTGGTTATGGTGGTATTGTTAGTGAAGTACCGGTTCCTACCGACCCAGACTACTTCAACCGTTTGGTTAAGTGGTTAGGTAAAGAGAAGAACTGGGAACCTTATTTCCGTCTTAAAGAAACCATTCCAGACCTTCGTGCTACTCATGCATGTACTGTTCATAAATCACAAGGCTCTACTTACGACACAATCTTCATTGATGCAAATGACCTCTCAAGCTGTCGCCAACCGGATATGGTTGCTCGTCTGCTTTACGTCGCTGTGTCTCGTGCCCGTAAGCGTGTAGTGTTCTATGGCAATCTTGCCAGTAAGTACGGTGGTCTAACTTTCTAAGGGAGGGTATATGCCTCAGATTGGTTCAGCGACTATTGGTCAGGTTGCCAATAGTAGTGAGATAGTCAAGCACCTGTTCTTAGCAGAACTGGTTCGTCTTGATGGTGTGTTAAACGGTATCATTGATAAGAATGATCGTATCAATGGTGTAGATGTATCGGCTGGATTCCTTCACCAAGGGGAGTTCTATCAGCGTTCTAACGCTACCAGACCTCCAACCTACGGAGAACGATTAACGCTTAATCCAGAGCTTTGGCCTGTAATGGACAAGTATCTGAAAGCCTCCAGTCGTCTGATTACGGAAGTACATCTTGTGAACCAGACTGTATATCGACTGGTTCGTGGTTGTATGTCCTATCAGGATGTACGTGATGCTCTGCCTGAATGTCTGGTAGCACAAGACCAGACTGGTCAGTACAAAGAGCTACAGCGTACTCGTGAAGCAGCTTGGACTCTTGCTGGTGATACTATGGCAATCAAACAGTATGAGAAGATTCTACCTTCTATTGAGTACTATGCAGCTTCCCATCTGATTTTCTAAGGTAAAGCTATGCGTTACATCACCTCTCAGGATACTGGCAAGTATCCTATTGCTATCCTCGGTCATCAAATCCGAAGGGAGGAGATGATTAAAACCTACCTGCTGCCTTATGACCTAAGCATGGAAGATTTCATCTTCCTTGAGCTTCATTCTGCCCCAGGTAAGAAGAAGACTCCTGCAAGGGAGATTAAGGAGTTCATACAGCAGGAACTGCAACAAGTACTGGATGACGCAGAGACTCAGTACATTATCTGTACCGATTCTGACTACTTCAAAATACTGACTAAAGAAGCTAAAGCAGAGGCTAACCTCGGCTATGTTTGTGATTCAGTATGGGGTAAGCAGAAGGTTATCTATACACCTAGCTACAGACAGGTCTTTTATGATCCACCTGTAGTGAAAGCTAAGATTGCTCAGGGTATGGATGCATTACTTAACCACATTCGTGGGCAGTATGCTGAACCAGGACAGGGAATCATTGAGTTTGAAGCCTATCCGGATACACCAGAAAAGATTAAAGCCTGGCTAGACCAGTTGCTTGAGATGAATAAGCCTCTGGCTATAGACATCGAATCATTCGGTTTAAAGCACTATAACGCTGGTATAGGGACGATTACGTTCTGTTGGAGTAAGACACAAGGCATAGCCTTTAATGTGGACTACGAGCCGATTAAGGGGGCTACTGAAGCACCCTATGGGCGTATTAACAGGAACGATGTTGTTCGTAACCTGTTACGTGAATTCTTCATTAAGTACACTCAACGGCAGATGTATCACAACATTAGCTATGACGTGTACATACTTATCTATCAGTTATTCATGGATAACCTGATTGATACGGAAGGCTTACTAAATGGCATGGAGATCATGCTACGTAATTGGGACTGTACTAAGTTAATCACCTACCTGGCTACTAACAGTTGTGCCGGTAATCATCTTAGTCTGAAAGAACAGGCTCAGGAATATGCTGGTAACTATGCTCAGGATGATATTAAAGACATTCGTCTTATACCTAATGAGCAACTGTTACGCTACAACCTCATTGATGGTTTGTGTACGTGGTACACCTACGAGAAGCACTGGGATACTCTCATTGCTGATGACCAATTAGATGTTTACAACAACATCTTTAAACCAGCCTGCGAAGACATTATTCAGATGCAGTTAACCGGTATGCCCATGAATATGGAAACCGTTAACCAAGTGGCTGAAGAGATGGAAACTGACAGGAACCAGGCTTTGAAAACTATTCGTGAGTCTAAGCTCATGAAGAATTTCACCCTGATGCTTCGTCAGGAATGGGTAGATGATAAGAATGCTAAGCTTAAGAAGAAGCAGGTAACATTGGCTGATTGTGACATTGAGTTTAATCCTAACTCCGGTCCTCAATTACAGAAACTGTTATTTGATTATATTGGCTTACCGGTTCTTGGTCTTACTAAGAGCAAGCAACCTGCTACTGACGGTGACACTATTAAAGCACTGCGTACACATACGCAGAGTGAAGATGTTAAGGAACTGCTCAATGCACTTATCGACTATAAACTCGTGGATAAGATTATCACTAGTTTTATACCAGCTTTCAGGAATGCCCAACCGGGGCCGGATGGCTGGCACTATCTGTTCGGAAACCTTAATCTGGGAGGCACAGTCTCCGGTAGGCTATCGGCTTCAGAGCCTAAAATAAATTGGGCTATTTAAACCATGTGAATTCAGGGGAAACCCAGACCGGGCAATCCTGAGCCAAATCAACCATACCTGCCTTAGGAGGCACATGATGGATATCAAGAATCTGTACGAGAATACTGACCTATCTCAAGCAGAAATATCAAAGCGTTTGGGTATTAATTACAAAAAAGTCTCTAAATATATTATGGAGAACTACAGTAAAGAATACCGCCAAAGCAGAAATGCAAAGTCTTACCGACGCTCCAAGCTGGGGAAAAATAACCCCATGCTCGGTAAATTCGGCAAAGACCATCACAACTACAAAGGTTTAGTATCCGATAGTAAGGGCTACTTAATGGTACTTAAACCCGATTGGTATACTGCACGCAAAGGTAGCAAACATGTTTTTGCTCACCATGTAGTGGTATGTGAGGCACTTAATATCAGTGAAATACCTAAGGGCTGGTGTGTGCACCATTGTGATGAAAATCCATACAACAACGACTTTGATAATCTTGTATTGCTAAGTGTTCCTGACCACGCTCGGTTACACTCAGCATTGAAAGGTGCAACGACTATCTCGAAAGAGAGTACACTCATGTGGGTGGAAGCGCATGGCACGCCTTACTATCTGGCGTGATGATATAGTCTGCTCTGCATAGGAATATGCAGCAGTCGAAAGACGGGCATGGATTAACGACCCATGCTGAACAACAGGAATCTACAAACAATTCCATCCGGTTCTAAATATGCCAAGAAGATTAAGAAATGCTTCGAAGCCCCACCTGGCTGGGTATTTTGCGGTTTGGACTTCGCCTCGCTGGAAGACAGAATATCTGCATTGACTACTAAAGACCCCCAGAAACTTAAGGTATATACCGATGGTTACGATGGTCATAGTCTTCGTGCGTATGCTTACTTTGGTGAGCAGATGCCAGACATTGTAGACACAGTTGAGTCAATTAATTCTATTCAGACGAAGTATAAGCACCTGCGTAGTGATTCTAAAGCCCCAACCTTCTTGCTTACCTATGGTGGTACGTATATGGGCTTGATGAAAAACTGTGGCTTCTCAGAAGAGAAAGCTAAAACAACAGAGAAACGTTATCACGATCTCTATGTAGTTAGTGATATGTGGGTTCAGGCTAAGCTAGATGAAGCTGCCAAGACTGGTTATGTAACTGCTGCATTTGGTTTGAGAGTGCGTACTCCTTTACTGGCTCAGGTATTACGTGGGACATGTAAGACTCCATATGAAGCAGAAGCTGAAGGTAGAACTGCTGGCAATGCTTTAGGGCAAAGCTGGTGTCTATTGAATAACCGTGCTGGTTCAGAGTTTATGCGTAAAGTCAGAGCCAGTGAGTTCAGGTTAGATATACGCCCTAGTATTCACATTCATGATGCTCAATACTTCATGATTCGTGACAACATGGATACCTTGCAGTACACGAACAAGCATTTGGTTGAAGCCGTTAACTGGCAAGACCATCCTGATATTGCTCATCCAGAAGTTGGTTTGGGTGGGGAACTATCCTTGTTTTACCCAACGTGGGCTAACGAGATTGAGATTCCAAATCACGCTACCCCAGAAGAAGTTAATCAAATAATTCAAAAGGCATTCGCATGACTAAAAGTACTAAAGAAACCGCCGTCAAAAAATATCATTGGATGGTGGCAGCACAGGTAATCTTCCAGCTTCCTAAAGCTGATGACGGTTCCCTGCTTACCATGAATACAATGCTGCTCACTGACGAACCTCATGTGACCTATAAAGATTTGGCTCGTGCCAATCACTCCCTGAAAATTAGTCTGGACCAGCGTTTCGACACCTCAGTTGACCTGAAAGACATTGTTTATCTGTCCATCAATAACCTGGGTCTGATGTCTGAACCAGAGTTCCAGGCAAACATGATTCCCAAGGGGGAATAATGACTAAGCTCTCCGGTGGCCTTAATAACTACTATGTAGTTCCAATTAAGAATCCCCAACGGAAAGAGCAAGAGCCATATCAAGCAGAGTGTGAGGATATTATCCAAGCACTTGGCATGACCTTCGATGAAGGTTGTGCCTTTAAAGCTCTATGGCGAAATGCTGCTGCCCGTATGGGTAATGGTAAACCTGGTAACAAAGCCCTGTATGACTGTGAGAAGCTGGTTCATTACGCTAATCGTATTCTAGCTAAAGAAAGGTTAGCAGATGAATTACTTAACCGGAATAACACCACTATTGGAAGATGCTGGCATTACCCAGGAAAGGATAAACCTTACATAACAACGAACTTTCAATTCATTGAGGTAGCATACAAGGGTGAGTTGGATAATGTAGTCAGCTATAACTTCGATGAGATAGATGGTATTCGCTGGAACCAAGTTCACAGATACAGGATTACTTACTGATGAAGATAACCAACAACCATGATGTCTCGCTGGCCCTGGCTGTATGGCTATTACATGACGAATATGATTACGTAGACAATCCTAAGTACCTGTCTGCTACTACATTGCTTAAGCCTATTAAGCAAATCGTCATGAAGCATCGTGTAGATTTTAGTGACCAGTCAATTGATGTTATGGATTTCGTCTCCACATCAATGGGTACTGGCTTACATGACTCTATTGAGAAAGCCTGGAAGCTAGGTCATAAGACTGCATTGAAGAAGCTAGGTTATCCTCAGCGAGTAATTGATGCAGTAGTCATTAACCCAACCAAAGCAGACTTTGCTGCTAACCCTGACCTTATCCCAATCTACATTGAACAGCGTGGAACCAAGGTAGTTAAGGGTTGGACCATCGGTGGTAAGTTTGACATCGTAACGGAAGGTCTGTTGCAAGACTTCAAGTCTACCTCAACCTATTCTTGGGTTGCTGGTTCCCGTGATGATGAACACAAGATGCAAGGCAGCTTGTACCGTTGGATTCACAACGACATCATTACTGAGGATGTAATTCGTATTAACTACATCTTCACCGACTTCATGAAACACATGGCTAATAGCAATCCAAACTATCCTGCTAATCGTATTATGCATAAGGATATTCCGTTGCTGTCTGCTGAGAAGACTGAACGTTGGGTGGAAGAGAAGATTCACTTCATCGAAAAGTACTGGGATGCACCTGAAGAGGAAATCCCTGAATGTACTGACGAGGAGTTGTGGCGAACAGAGCCACAGTTCAAATACTTCTCTGATGCTTCTAAGGTAGATGTACCTGGAGCCAGAAGTACCAAAAACTTTGACGATATGGCATCTGCCCGTATCTTCATGGCTGAGAAAGGTGGCAAGGGTGCTATCAAGGTTGTGGAGGGGCAGGTTAAAAGATGTCTTTACTGCCCTGTCGCATCTATTTGCAAACAAAGAGAGAGATATTTTCCATCATGATTAAGCTGACTCAGCAACGGCTAAAAGAGTTGCTGCATTATGACCCACTTACTGGGATATTTACTCGCCGCATCTCCCTCAGTAACCGAACACCTGTCGGTAGTGTTGCTGGGTCGCTCAATAACAGTGACGGTTATCTCTACATAACAGTTGATGCCAAACGGGAAGCTGCCCATAGGTTAGCTTGGTTGTACGTGTACGGTATGTGGCCTACTGGTTTAATAGACCATAAAGACACCATACGTCACCACAACTGGATAGACAATCTAAGGGAAGCGGATAAAAGCACCAATGGTGCTAACCGTGGACTGAATAAAAACAACACCAGTGGTTTTATGGGTGTTACTAAGTTCAGGGGTAACTACTTAGCCAAAATCAAAGTAAACCGTCAATCAATTCATTTAGGTGTATTCCTGAAAGCAATTGAAGCAGCCAAAGCATATGACTTAGCTGCCGTAAAATACTTCGGAGAATATGCCGTCACTAATAAGAGCATAGGATTAATCAAATGAGTATCGACCTTACTGGCATCAGTCACCATCCAGCGATTGAAGAAATCGTAGATGTGCTCTGCAATAAAACCCAGAATAACGACCGGGGATTCTTCCGTGTCGAAGTAGCCTACTTCTTGGCTAAAATGGCATCCTGCATGGGTGCAACCATCGTAACTAAAGACCGTGGTGACCTGCCGGTAAACATCTACGCTATGGCGTTGGCTACATCTGGTTTCGGTAAAGGTCACTCGGTAAATATCATTGAAGACGGGTTCATGACTGGCTTCCGTAAACGTTTTATGGAAGACACCATGCCAGTCATTGCAAATGATCGTTTATGGAAGATTGCTAACGAACGTGCTGCTCGTCAGGGTACAGACCAGAATGATGAGTTCGATAAAGTTGAGGCAGAGTATAAACGTGCTGGGGCATTCCCATTCACATTCGACTCTGGTACAGCACCTGCTGTAAAACAGCTTCGTCACAAACTACTTATGGCTGGTTGTGGCGCTATTAACTTACAGATTGATGAGATTGGTTCCAACCTCATTGCCAACGTTGAAGTGCTTAACCTGTTCCTTGAGTTGTATGACCAGGGGAAAGTAAAACAGAAGTTAACCAAGAACACTGCTGAAAGTGTTCGTGGTGAAGAACTGGATGGTAAGACTCCCGCTAACCTGCTGCTGTTCGGTACTCCGAGTAAGCTGCTGGATGGTGGTCAGACTGAAGACCAGTTCTATGACTTCCTCGATACAGGGTATGCACGTCGTTGTCTGTTTGCCATTGGGCACTTAGACAAGCGAGCACATGCAACGCTGACCCCGGAAGAAATCTACCGTAACCTGATTAAGCAGGATAACGTTCAGTCTCTTGGTAAGTGGGCTAACCACTTTCATAGTCTGGCTGACCCAAACCTGTTTGGCTTTAAGATGATTGTGGAAGATGCAGTGGGTATTGCTCTGATTACTTACAAAATTGATTGTGAGAAACAAGCAGAGGCTATGGCTGACCATGAAGAAATTCGTAAGGCTGAAATCTCCCACCGTTACTTCAAAGCACTTAAACTGGCTGGAGCACTGGCGTTTGTTGACCAGAGTTCATTCATTGAGATGTCTCATCTTAAACAAGCAATCCTGCTTGTAGAGGAATCTGGGGCAGCATTCCAGGGTATTCTCAATCGTGAGAAAGCCTATGTGAAGCTGGCTAAGTACATTGCCTCCGTAGGTAAAGAAGTGACTCATGCTGACTTGCTGGAGTCGTTACCGTTCTATAAGAGTGGTAATGCAGCTCGCAATGAGATGATGACTCTTGCTACAGCATGGGGTTACAAACAGCACATCATTATTAAGAAGACATTCAATGAAGGTATTGAGTTCTTCCGTGGTGAGACTCTGAAAGAGACTAACACCAATGAGATGCTGGTGGCATATAGTGATAGCTTTGCTTATGACTATGTTGGTGAACGTGTACCGTTTGACCAGCTACATGTATTAACCCAAGCTCACGGTATGCACTGGGTGAACCATCACATGAAGAATGGGCATCGTTCTGAAGAGAACGTTATCCCAGGATTTAACATGATTGTTATTGACTGTGATGGTGGAGTACCACTGCATACGTGCCATGAGCTGATGAAGGAATATAAGTTCATGACCTATACCACTAAGCGTCATACCGACGAAGAGAACCGCTTCCGTCTGATTATTCCAATGAACTATGAGTTACACCTCGATACCGAGGAATACAAAGAGTTCATGAATAACGTTATGGCTTGGCTACCATTCGAAACGGATGAGTCTGCTAACCAACGAGCCAAGAAGTGGATGTCCTGTGAGACTGGTTCCTATCATTACAACCTTGATGCGAATCTGTTGGATGTACGTGACTTTATTCCTCGTACCAGTAAGAACGAGCAGTTCCAGAACCAGATGAAGGAAGTTCAGTCGTTGGACAATCTGGAGCGTTGGTTCGCTGGTCGTATTGCCTCCGGTAATCGCAATAATCAAATGATTAAGTACGCACTGGCATTAGTAGACAGTGGTTGGGACTTTGCTCAAGTACAGCAAGCCGTCTACTCATTCAATAAGAAACTGGCTAATCCATTACCAGATGATGAATTGAATGCAACTGTAATGGTCACCGTGGCTAAACGCTTCGCTGGCAAGTAAGCAAACAGGAGTCTTTCTTTGGTTTGAAGGACTCCTAAACTAAACGAGGAAAAATAATGTCCGAAGAAATCTCCAACGATATGAACACTCAGCTAATCCTGATTGCAGGATTCTCAGCTAGTGGTAAATCAGCATCACTGCGTAATATCCGGAACCAGGAACGCTGGCTGTATCTGAATACAGAAGCAGGTAAACGTCTACCTTTCCGTAATAAGTTCAACACCTACAACATCGAAGACCCATATCAGATTTGGGAAGCATTTGATGTTGCATCTCCTGGTGGTGAAATGGCAGACGATGTTGATGGTATCATTATCGACTCTGCTACCTTCATGATGGACATGCTGGAATCCCAGTATGTATTGCCCTCTGCAAACACGCAAAAAAGTTGGGGAGACTTTGCACAGTTCTTTAAAGTGCTGCTGCAACAGAAAGTCGTTAAGTTTGGTAAGCCGGTAATCATTACTGCCCATGCCAAAGATGAACTCGACGAAGCTGCTGGTGTAATGAAAACATTCATCCCGGTCAAGGGTTCACTGAAGAACAATGGCCTTGAGGCTTACTTTTCTACAGTGGTTTACGCAGAACGTGTAGACATTAAAGAACTGGAGAAGTACGGCAACAAGATGCTTGATATTACGGAAGAAGAACGTGACTTAGGCTATAAGCACGTATTCCAGACACGTCCAACCAAGAAGTCTGTTGGTAAACGTCTTCGCTCACCAATGGGTATGTTCGATAAGTCTCAGACTTACATTGATAATGATGCCCAAAAACTCTTAGACCATCTGGCTGAATACTACGCTTAAGCGTTTGCCTGGTTGTTAATCACTTATTAGGAAAAATATTATGTCACTGTTCGGTAACTTGAAAGAAAAGACCAAAAACGTTGAAGCTGCAAAAGACTCCCTTGGTGGTGGTGGCTTCGGTGCAAAAGAATCTGATATCTATACCGGTACTGTAAAAGTAGCTTATGTAGGTAAAGCTGACTCTGGTGCAGACTGGATGCAGTTAATCATCGAAAACCTGAAAGGTTCTGACGGCAATGATGCTGGTGAGTTCCGTGCCCAGGTATACTTTACTTCCGGTAATACTAAGGGCAATAAGCCAACTTACGAGAAGAACGGTAAAGAGTACTTCCTGCCTGGTTACACTGTCATTAATGACATGATGCTTATGGCTACTGGTTGTGAACTGCCAGATGCAGACTTCGAAGAGAAGATTGTTAAAGTCTATGACTTCGACCTGAAAGCTGAAACCAATAAGTCTGTCATGGTTCCAGTTGATCTGGTTGGTCAGACTGTTACCTTCGCTCTGGAAAAGGTTCTGGAAGCTAAACAGGTTAAAGGTGACAACGGTTACGTTGACTCCGGAGAAACTCGTGAAGTAAACGAGATTCAGAAAGTGTTTCACCCGGAACTGCTGGTCACAGTCGTCGAGGCCCAGGAAGCAGAGAAGGCTGAGAAAGAACTGACTCCGGAACTGGCTGTATTCTATGCAGCATGGTTGGAAAAGAACAAAGGTAAAACCCGTGATAAGACCAAGGGTTCTGCTGGTGGTAATGGTAAAGGTGGCTTGCCTCCTAAACCAGGTGCAGGTGCTGGCACAGGTACTACTCCTGCCGGTGGTAAATCACTGTTCGGTAAGAAGTAATGAAAATCCCAATTGTCGGTGCAGACATTAGTCTCCGCAATTGGGGATTGGCTCGTGGGATGCTGGACATTGAGTCTGGCGTCTTCGAGCAGGTCGAACTTAAACTGGTTCAAACTGAAGTTGACCACAACAAACAAGTTCGAACCAACTCCAAAGATATACAAGCCTCTCATGATTTGTTTCTTGGTTGTGAGGAATGGTTACGGTCTGCTAAAGCAGTATTCGTAGAAGTACCAGTAGGCTCTCAGTCTGCTAATGGTATGAAGTCCTATGGCGTATGCGTAGGACTAATCGGTGCATTCCGTGCATTGGGTTGCCCAATCTTTGAAGTATCCCCAATTGAAAACAAACTTGCACTGGTCGGTGATAAAACTGCATCCAAAGACACGATGATTCGTGCTGCTCATGCCATATATCCTGAAGCCAACTGGCTCACGGATAAGAAGGGTAAACTTCTGAATAAGAATGAGCACTTAGCTGATGCAATCGGTGCAATCCACGCTGGTGTAAATCTCCCAGCTTTCCAGAATCTCATTAAATTAATAAAGGCATAATATGCAAATCGTTCTGAACCAGTCTGAAGTAGAAGCTGCTATTGAAGCTTATGTAAATGAACAAGTTAATCTTGCCGGGGACATTAATATCCTGGTGAATGCAGATGGTACTGCCACTATTGGTATCAACGAAGAGGTCGGTCATAGTGATGACACTCCACCCTTGGTAGAGAAGAAGACTCGCCGTCCTCGTAAGAACCCTCAAGAAGCCAAACACCGTCCGGTAGAACCGGAACCGGTTGTTGAGGATGAAGCCGAAGAAGAGGTAAAGGAAGAAGAAATCCAGACCTCTACTGGTGGACCGAGCGAGAGTTCTACGCCGGAACCTGAAGAAGCAGTAGCTGAACCAGAAGCACAAGAAGAAGTTGTGCAGGAGGAAGTTAAGGCAGAAGAACCAGCAGAGAAACCTGCTGCGAAGCCTTCACTGTTCGCTGGCCTGAAACGTAGTTAATCTGGTAGGTGGCTCAGAAGCTGCTGCTAGGTGTGGTAGTGTTTATAGTCCTGATGCTATTACTGGTCAGGATTATAGACGTGTCGGCTCCATACATAGCTTTTATCATCACTGTCATTATCCTGTGGAAATGCAGTGGTAAACACGGTGGTGACAAGCCGCCAGAATAACAACAACCGAACCAGTGGGCTTTAATACTCTCCGAAGTCCATTGGTTCAACCGGGGTTAATATGAACAAATTTACTATTCACTGGCTCAATGGAAAGGTTAGTTCTTTCATGGGTGGAGAACCTGCTGAAGGAAGCATTGAAAAAGAGTAGTTAATATCGTGAAGGGTTCTGTTAGAATCTTTTGAGATAGGAACTCCTATCATAACCTTTCTTAACTTAATCTTTGCCGTATGGCACTGACGCTAGGGGTGGCCCCCCATCCGTCAGACAGACTATTTTAAGAATGGGTTATCTCAGAAAATGTAAAGCAACATTCGGGTTAATCAATGGCCTCTCCCTATAGGGGCCATTTCTGAATCTTAGGCTATATCCCAAAGGTTAGTATCTTTGGGATAAGGCTTCAGACCCCTTATCAAACTAACTGCTCAATGTTGAGTATATTAATTAACCCAGCCCACTAAGGGGGCGGGAGTTTAATGCCGGTAAGCATAAGCCCATCCGACTACAACATCGAAGTGTTAGGTCTTACATGCAACATAGGGTATAAAGGGAGGACTCGTCCCCTCCCTCCTATTATGAGCCATCGGGGAGTACATTAGTTGATTAGCTGTGGAAGGTAGGCCGATGTCCACAAGCGTGGCCCAGAGCTAGTGTACTCCCCGATGGTTTTCGTAGCGATTATGCGGTTTTTTAGAAATGAACCAATAACATAAATGCAAACGAAGAAGCGTATCTGATGGTCGCCTAACAGCGTAACCTCAGTCAGGAGTGAGTCGTCCTGATTATCAAACGACCGTGGAGTTCTCCCGTCCATGTATTAGAAACGGGGGAGACAACAGGAAAGAGCATTGGGTAATGTCATCCTTGGTTCGAAGTCGAAAGACATGCGGTAATGCCCAGCCCAAGTTCCAGTGCTCTTTCCGTTGTGACCAGCAAGACCATACAATTTACATAATAATCTTAACCGTAGTGTAGATTGATGGGGCTGGATGTGGGTTAACACATAAGAGTGAGTTGGTGCGACACCCCACAGCAAGCAACAAGTCCAGACGATATCTGAGTGACTATAAAAACAGATGGAGCCAGGTGGAATCCCTGGCAACTATTCCGGTGTAGGTACTAGTGTCGTGCACGGCATGAGCATTCTGGTTCGAGTCCAGACGCCGGAACCAATTACCAGTTGCACGAGATGGCTTGACATGTTCAAGTTTGGACTAAGTGTGACACCGCTAGATTGGAGAGCTGCTGCGGTAAGCTATAGACTCCAACCGGAGGTTCGAATCCTTCACTGGTAACCAATTAGAAGTAGCACTGGCTCATATTAGTGGAACTCGAACCCATTGAGCAGACGAGATTAGCTAACTCTCAGTGCTACCCCTAATTGGAAGAATTAAGACGGGTCTGGTGAAATAGATGGGGTTCAATTCCCCCCAGTGGAGTAATCCACTAGCGTGCTTGGTGCACGAATAAGACTTAGTACTGGTGGTTCGATTCCATCCCCCGTTACCTGAAGTCGCCAGGTACTTATGGCAAACGGGTAGTAACGAACTAGTCATTCGTCAAACGCCCACCCAATTATGAGTCAGCAAGAACGCCTTCACTTAAACTTAAACAAAAAAGCTTAACGCAATAATTATGTAGGGGTATGTAAGGATTGCGAAGAAGGAGCCAGTTAGAGCCTGGCATGACTCGCCCATTATGTCCGCTTAGCTTAGACTGGGAAAGCAACCGACTAATAATCGGAAGGTCACTGGTTCAAATCCAGTAGTGGACACCCATTCAGCAGTAACATAGTCCTGATTGCATAGCACTCTAAAGACAACACTGGTAAGACAGTCCAGTGGCTGCTAATGTATTGTTATTCCCCTCGACGGGAATTTCGCTAGTGAAGGTAACACTTAAAAATCCAAACCCACGTCTTACTACTATCGGGCTATCAACCCACGGTCGCTTAACCCTATAGTGGTAGTAGTTTGACGGCCTGCCTCGTTGACTGCGTTAAAGTCACTAAGTCCCTCAGAGCCGTCACTCTGGGGGACTTTTTTATTTGAGCATTAATAATTGGATAATCAATATGATTGATCTAATCTTAACCCCGTATGCCTATGAGGTAACGGATAACCGAGGATGTAAGTCTTTGGTATTTGCAGGTAGCGTAGCCTATAACAACGCAGTCATGTTTAAATACAAACTTAAACCACTCTATGAGGCTAATAATGGCAACAGTAAGTAAAGAATCAATCGAAGCTAAGATTAAGAGCGTCTACTATTTCAACGGTGCTGATGCAGTAAAGTCTGCCTTCGTTAACCCTTCTGCACTTCCGGCAGACGATTTGGCTAACCTGGGCCTGGTAACATACTGTATTATCATCCTGGAAAATGGCTTCAAAGTTGAAGGTGTATCTGCCTGTGTTGACCCAACCATCTATGATGAACAAAAAGGCCGTCAGTATGCATATGAAAATGCATTCGATAAGATTTGGGAAATGGAGGGTTACCTCCTACGTCAGGCATTACATGAGAAAGAGGAGACTGCTAAGGCTCTGGCTTCCTTTGCAGAAAACAACACCTGTGATGGTGGTGGTTGCACCATTTAACAAATAAGAGTAAGGTGGTTTTTACCGAAAGGTACTGAACTACCCGACATGTGGTAAGGCTCATGAAGCCAAAACAAAACAAGCCCTCTTAGTGAGGGCTTTATCATTTGAGGTAGTTATGTCAGAAGAAATTAAAGTTCACTTCACCAACTACATTGGAACCAAGTGTGTAAATGGATTCCGGATGAACAAGGAAACATATTGCAAACTTCGTGGCTGGGATGTGCCTGCTAATGAAGACCCATTAGAAGTAGGTTACTTAGTAGAATACCCGGATTCTAAACCTAACCATGAGCAATTCCGTGGTTATATTAGCTGGTCACCAAGGGCTGCATTTGAAGCTGCATATTGTGATGTAGATAAGGGTTGTACTTTTGGTCACGCCGTAGAGCTTCTCAAAGCAGGCTTCAAACTAGCCCGTAAAGGTTGGAACGGTAAGGGAATGTATATCACCTTAGTAACCGGTGAAAATTGGGCTATAGATAAACATGAGAATACTGTTTGTGAGAAACGGGATTGGCTGGGTATTAAGACCGTTGATAACCAATTTATGCCATGGGTTCCATCCCAATCGGATGTATTAGCTGAAGACTGGGTATTAGTCTAGTAAGAATTAAAGCCCCTCATTAGAGGGGCTTTTTTATTTTAGTTTACTAAGTTCATCCAAGGATTCAGGTTATGGGCACGAAGACCCTGACCAAAGCCCCATGAGTAATCCAGACTACCCTTAGCAGCAATGCTAAAGATGTTATCCTGAATAGGTAAACCAACGTTACCAAACATGGTAGGAGTTGGAGCCAGCATAGCCATTGCTGCATGTACTGGGTTATTACGAATCATGGAAACTGCAACTTTTGCAGAACGAATCTTAAAGTTGTAGAACCACATCAGACCAACACTTTCCATATACCCACGGAAGCGACCAGGTAAACGGTCATAGTTAACGAACTCTTCCGTCACACGTCCTAGTGCTTCTTCACGAGTCTTACCCTTACGCTGAGTCAATTCATCATAGATGATTGCTTTAGCGATAAAGTCAGAGTACTCAACCGTCTTCTGTATACCCTGGAACAAAGCAGTATCTTTAGTGATAAGTGCATAGCGACCGGCAGTACGTACTGACTTAGGTAACTTATCAGCCAGCTTATCCATGTATTCATGAAGTTTACCTTCAGTAATCAGGATGTCATCACGACCGATACCAGCATCTGCAATTGAAGAGAACTCACCAGCTTCTAACAGAGGCCAGATACTCATACGCTTATGGCTATCAGTAATGGACTGAATCTCAGCCTTAAGTTTACGAATCTGGTTCGGGTTAGTAGCTGCACGTAATTCTGCTTCTGCATCTACCTGACGCAGACGAGATTTAAGGTACTGGTTAATCTCAGCAGTTTTCTGTGGGATGCTCTTAGCAATGTTCTTAACTGGTACACCACGAGCAACCATCTGGTAAAGGTTAGCCAAGAAGTTAACAGCAGGTACGACTACTGACTTAACTACAATCAGAGTCTTAGCTTCTTTAACTAAGTTCTGAACCAGGTTCTCACCACCCATTGTGTACTTATAAGCACGGTTGCCAAATACACCCAGCATAGCTTTCTTGAAGGTATCCAGTGTTTCCGGGGACCAACGAGAATTACCAGACCAAGCATCACCTACAGAAGCTGCACGATAACCAAGTGCATCATTAAGCATGTCACGACGCACCCACAATTCACCCTCACCGAACAAACTCTCTGCTTTCTGACGTGTTTCACTGTTCATCAGCTTAAGAGCATCAGCAGTTACTGGGTCCAGTTTTGAACCAAGAAGGTTAACGTACTGGGACTTATTAGAGGCAGACATCTTAATGTCATTCTCATACATGCTATGCAGGTTCTCAATCAGCATATCGTTGAAACGCTGAGCCTTAGCTTCTTCCACCTGACGACCACGCCATATACCAATTGCACGGGCAAGATGGTTCTCACCTTCAATATGCTTCAGCATGTTAGGGTCAATGGATTGCTCATAGGCAACCACATTACCTTTATCATCATATACAGGCAGGAGTGGTTCATTACCACGTTCACCACGAGCCAGTGCTTTAGTGATACGGTCTACGGAAGGCTTGTCAGTGATACGACCAGCTACCATGGAACCCATCGTAAAGCCTGTGCCGAGGTCTACGCCACCAGCAGTATCACGAACGTTCTGTAGGATACCCTGTGAGAATGGAGCCTGTGCCTGTACCGGTGCGAAGTAGTAGCTACGTGCCGGACCACGGTTAGCAGAGCTACCCTGATAAGTACCCAGACGTACATAAGATTTCTCAATCAAATCAGCAAACTGATTATCTTCAGCAACAATCAGATTAACACCCTGTTTGTTCTCACTAGGGATATGCCCTTTGTACTGGTTCAGGGTTGCACGCATATCAGATTTGGCTTTAGCCATTTCATCTTTACGTTGACCAACTAGATAAGAGGTAGCAAAGTCCATCCCATCAACTTCTGTCTGAGCCAGTGAAGATAACATCTCACGGTCGGACTTGTTCATTGCTTCCAGTGCATACAAAGTAATCAGCTTATCCAGTTGAGCTACATCTACAGTAGAGCGAGCAGCCTGACGTTCACCCAGCATACGAGAGATTGCAGTAGCATTACGCAGCAGGTTATTACCGACTGTACCGTTAATCATGTACTGAGCCAGTTGCTTAGATTTACGGTTAATCAGGGGCCAGTTACGACCAGCTTGCTTCTGCAAATCTGCTTCCAGCTTGTTCACTTCACGGTCAACAATCTTCTGGTCAGATAGCAGGTCACGGATTTCAGCCAGAGACATAGTGTCACGCAGAACAGCTAAGTCAGTTTTACCCATACCAGTGTGCATTGCTTTCCACTCATCATTAGTCAGCTTACGGCTGAACTTAGATGCGATAGTGGTAGGCAAATGTTCACGGAATTGTTGACGGTCAGCTTGTACCTGTGCACGAACTGCTTTAATTAAATCATATACAGAAGCATTGCTCTTAGTACGACCGGTTAAGTCATTAACCAGGTCATGGAAAGGTTGCCATACCTTACCCTGGTTCATTGCAGCCATAACACCTTCAGCTACGATTGCACCATTCTTCTCTGTAGCAATAGCAGCTACCAGTTGTGCAGCATGAGCAGCACCTTTGACCAATGGGTTCTTAGTATTAGCTGCAACTTCACGAGCACTCTCTAAAGCACGAGTAGACAATGCATCAATAGAATCCACCAGATACTGGTTAGCACGGTCAATAGCATTACCACTAGGTGTGGCAACGGAATCATAGAATGACTGTGCATTGAGACTAGTCTGCATGATTGTCTGTGCCAGTGCATCCATACCTTCCTGTACGTTAGTAGCTTTAGTGTCACCTGCTACACGAGCATTCAGGCTAGCCATTGCAGCAGTACCAATGTTAGTCAGCATTGCATCAACGGTATTACCGGATTGCTTATCTGCTTTCATAACTGGAATGTCAACCAGTACATTACGTACATCTTCACTTACCATTGCCAGAGCTACAAAGGTAGGCAGTAAGGAAGAACGACCCTGTGCATCAAACTCAATGTTGTTAGCACCCATGATGGTATCGAACTTCTGCTGTGCATAGTAACGGTCAGCAGGGTTAGTACTATCCGGGTCAGCCATGAATGATTCAACGGTCAGGTTCTTGGTAACATGTGCATAGTATTCCTGTGCACGAGAAAGAGCAGCCGGACTAATAGCAGCTTCGGTAGCCAAAGCAGCAACGATATTAGTGAACAGGCGTTGTTCCTGCATATTCATAGTGAAACCATGAGCCTGAACATCACGGGTTACTTTAGTAGCATTCACTACTGCATCAGAGAACTTACCTTTACGAATTACTTGCTGTACTGGTTCTGAACCAATGTAGTTAGTAATCAGCTTATCAAAGGTCTTCCCTAGCTCTTCCAGACGATTATTGTCACCATATGCTTTGTTATGGAACAAGGTAGTGTCTTTGGATACAGCAGCAGTAGGAGCCTGTCCACGCATAACTACTGAGGAGTTAAACAGTAATCCTGAGAACATATCATCTGCATTAGCAGGAGCTTTCTTGCGACCAAATACCAGACGCTTGATTGCTTCATATACAGACTGAACCATAGTTTTCAGTGCTGTGGTCTTCTTCTGCTTACCAATCAGTTCACGGTTGGTTAAGCCCCAAGCCATGTACTCATTCAGTGCAGCAGCTTTAGCCATTGCTGGTTCAATGAAGCCATTAGACAAATGACCATTAATGGTATTGAGTGCATCAGCATATGCTTCACGTACTGCCGGAGATTCATCCTTAACATCCAGAGTACGGAACTGGTTCATCAAGTCTTCAATATTCTGGACTGCTTCGTTAGGAGTACCCTCATAATGAGCCAGTACGGATTCAAAAGTAGAAGCATGTACCAATTCATGAACCAGAGTCTCTAAGGAAGGGGTAACTAAGTAGATGGTCTTATCGTCGAAGTTAGTCCAGCCATATGCATTACCCGCTTCGGCAGCTTCAATATCTTCAGGTGCTGGGCGAGTAATGTTCTTCTCAATAGCGTAAGCATCCAGTTGAGCAGGAGTACCGTAAACAACCTTATAGTCTTTGGCAGCAAGGGAGTTCTGTACTTCTTTCAATACTGCCTGCTGTTCAGGAGACATCTCTTTAGCCAGCTTAGTGATAGCAGTATTGGACAGCAGACGTACACCAGACTTAAGTACACGACCAACCTGTTCCATTGCCGGTACTTCTTTCACTGGTTCTGCTTTAGCAGCACGCACTGCATCACGTCGCTTGTTTAATTCAGCATCAAACAGTTCATTCAGCTTAGCTACTTGCTGGTCTACCGTCAGACCTTCCAGAGAGATTTTACCGTTGTTCACGTAAGGAGCACCCACAGCAGCCATCTGGTCAACAGTGGTCTGTACCTGGTTCATTACTTTGTGGCGAATATCTACACCCAGCGCAATGTTACGCAGGTTACGTTCAATCTGTTCAGCACCTACACGTAACAGGTCATCGGTAGCACCTTCACGCTGGTCATATTCCAGAGCAGATTTAGCGATAGCCTGTTTGGTTTCATCAGACAGTTTGCTGAAATCTACATTCTTCATGAACTTAGCATAGGAGTCATAAACATTCTTGATAGGGTTCCCCTGCCAAGAAGTGTATACAGCCTCGTTAGCTTTACGACTTGCATCAGTGATGTCATTGATACCAATGTTCATACCATCAAAGATTTTCAGGGTATTCTTCGGAGCACCTTTCATAGTAGAAAGGGTCTGCATCATCATGCCATCACCAGTGCCGATGGTCATAAATGGAATACCTGCAACACCTGCCTGAGAAGGAGCATAGATGCTCATTGGCACACGCATACGGTCATCTAAGTTGGTAGCCAGTACTTGGTTAGCAACATCAGTATTCTCACTACCAGCAATGTAGAAAGTCTGTGAACCAGTCTCAATCATTGGAGCCAGCGGAGATAATGATTCCTGGATTTCATTCAGTTCTTTCTGAGTTAAGAAATCACCCTTCTTCCAGGTTGGGTCTTTTTCTTTTTCTGCCAGCTTAGCCTGTACTGCTTGTTGGAACATATCCTGCAATACCAGAGACTGAATCTGGGTAGCCTTCTGCAAGTTCTCAGTAGAGTGCATCAGACCATCGCCAACAGTATTCTGAATACCAGTACGCATTGGTTCAACGAACAGGTGGAGCATGTTCTCTTGTAAGTTCTTCAGGGCATTACCGGATACGGTAAATTTCTGAGGGTCTAACTTACCAGTCAGAGCACCATCTACTTGCTGAATAGACAATTCACCTTTACGCATAACTGGAACATTGCCAGTCAGTGCTTCCATAGAAGTAAGGAAAGTATCCAGCATTGCCTGAGCATCAGCTTCAGACGCAGCCTCCTTACCAAACATTGCCATAGCTGGGGAAATGCTAGGGTCAGCAGCCCGTGCTTGCAGAACGTCACTGAAGCGTTCGTAGATGGTGTCAGTAATTGCACTAACCATCTTGCCAGCAATACCACGTGCACCAGAACCATAGATGGTAATGGTAAGTGGGTTCTTAGCGATACCACGTTTCAGGTCCAGAGTACCGTCTTCATTCAGGTTAAAGTCTTTAATGAACAGGTCCATTATCTTCTGGAGATGATTCATCTGGCTCATAACAGGAACGTTGTTACGGTAAGTAGTACGTAACTCATTCAGTGCTTGTTGAAGACCATTGGTAGATGCTTCATACAGGTCAACACTGTCATCCTGTGAACGATGTTCGTTCATAGTCTTACCGGCTTTACCGAAGAACAGACCACCTTTAGCAGTATTCTTAATCCAGTCTGGGGTGAACTTACCACCAGTCATTAATACCATTGCGTTAATTGGGCCGTTGGTTACACCATCAGCTTCAACGTACAGTGGGGTATTAAAGTTGGCACGGTCATCGCTGTTCAGGTAACGGGCATATTCCATCAGAGCCATGAGAGCTACGAAGGATTTGTCACCACCCAGGGAGGTCTTAAGAATATCTACTGCATCAGCAGGCAAGTGACCAGACTTATCAAACTCAACCATCATATCAACAGCAGGTTTCAGATTACCTTCCAGAGCCTTGGTCAGCTTTTCAGACATAGCTTCACGGGACATGTTATGTACCTTGATACCTAATGCCTGAGCCAGGCCTACCTGGAAGTCAGAGAACGCTTGGCTGTTTTCATTACTCAAGTCGATAGTAGAGAAGGTCGGCAGAATTGCTTCACGAACCAGTTTACTGGATTGTGGGTTATTCTTACCAAGCATCTGCATACGACCTACACGGGTCATGTTGTAACCGTAGTGAATAGGTGTATCCAGACCAGCTTCTTGTTCCTGTACCTGATTAATTACACCGAACAGGGAATCATATGCCATAGACACAGACAGGTTTTTACCTTCCAGTGACTTAGCAGTGTTCACGTTCAGCAATTCAGGATTAAGAGTACCAGCTCCCATCAGCTCCAGAATATTGTCACGGCCCATTGCTTCATAGAAGTTAACCATCGGCATGTGCACACGGAACTCAGTAGCCTGTTCGGCTTTCAGAGCAGCTTTCTGTTCTGGGGTATTCTTAACAGCAGGGTTACGCAACTGAGTTTGAGCCACGGAAGGAATGTCATCACCAAAATACATTTTCTCTTCTGGTTCTAAGAGGACAGCTTCCTCAATAGCAGTAGGGAACTTGTTAATGGCATCGTTATCATCCAGCTTCTCAATAGTATACAGGCCAACAGTCTTATTGGAGTCTGGGTCAATCTCAGACACATCCAGCATAGACTCTTTAACTTCACCCATCTCAATGAGGGAAGACAGAATCTCTGTAGCCATTGCCATAGGAATACCCTTGGTATAACCCAGTGGTGCATTAGGGTTACGATTCAAACCCCAGTAGGATTCAATCTTCTGAGCCAGTGAGTTAGTAGCTTCAACCAGAGTCTGGGCATTCTCAAACTCAGCCAGAATACCTTCTGGTAACAGAGATGCTTCTACACCAGTAATAGCAGCTACGTCTTTCATATCTTTAACGGCAGCATTCTGTGTAGCAGTCAGTCGCCATTGCAGTCCAGCAAGTACAGCAGTCTCTAACAACTGGTCATTGAACTTAAAGGTATCTCCGTCTTTCTCTACGATGTTAAGTAACTTACCACCTACCCAACGGTTAGCTTCAGTACCTTCTGCAAAACGTTTACCAACATTCTTATTAGCAAGGAACTTAGCCAGTCGCTCAGACAGAGTAGTCTTCAGAGTTTCCCCAAAGTCCATCAAGTCCTGATAACGTTTCATCACATCACTAGTGAGAGCGTTATTTTCTTTTTGAGTGAATGCTTCAAAGCGAGCAGCAGAAGAGAGTGCTTGCTTAATATCAGCTAAAGGAGATTCAGAACCAATGGTACGAGACTTAGGTTCCTCTGGTAAGGCAAATGCTTTCAGGAACTGGTTCGGTGTCTTTTCATTGTTATAGACAGGGAACACTGTTTCCATTTCAGAAAGAGGTTTGCCACCCACTGTATATTCTGCTTTCAGCTGAGCCAGTGATACTTCATCCTTCTCCACGTTGTTAGTGTTACGACCAGAGGTATCTACACCAACCAGAATCTGTGCATTATTAGCTTCAACGAAAGACTGAACAGTATTGAATTGTTCAGCAGTCAGCTTCTGATTATCAAACAGTTGCAGAGATACGAATGGTTGCTCACTACCTTTGTAGAAGGTAGCACGTACAGCACCTGTATCCAGAGACATGTCACGATAGCCATCATGACCAAATACGTCAGACAGGCTGATATGGTCACCATTAGAACCAACCACAGTACCATCAGCAAACAGCCATGGACTCTCTCTACGGTCACCATACTTATTAAGAGTTTCCTGTGAAATAGTATTTTCTTTCACATAAGCATCTACTGTTTCAGATTCAGTAGTAGAGACTTCTTCTGCTTTTGGACTAGTCTCCTTAGTAGGAGCAGTCTTATTTTCTACCACAGGTTTAGCTTTAGGCTGTACAGTAGTAGTGTCCTCTTGCACTGGTGCAGGAGATTTATCAACCCGATTCACTGGTTCATTAGTCTGTTGAGACTGAGTGGCATCAAGACCACCTTGACGGAACTCTTTAACTACCTGGGCAGCTGGCTTGTTCAGACGTGAATCTAACGAGGTAACTTTCACATGAGAAACATTAAGCTCCGGGTAAGCCGTAGCAAGTGCATTAGCAATATCAGCTACGGTCTTGGCTTCCAGTCCTACTTGCTGGGCAAACTTAACAGACTTGGTATCGTAAGGATTGACACCGAGGCCAGTACGACTACGTACCCATTCACGGGAAGGCGAGAGAGCCTGATAATGAACAGACTTATTCTTATCCGCATTCCCCGAAATCAGATGCTCATTCAACGCTCCGACCTTATTCTGCATGTGCTGGGCGAACTTCATAAAGTCGCTCAGATAAGCGGAGGCCAAATCGAAGTTACCAGAGTTATACGCAGAACGAATGCGTTTCGCATGTTGCAACGCAGAGTACTGTCCTTCATTAGAACGAGACTCATCGGTTTTAATCTGTTTACTAACAATATCTTGAGGACGTAAGCCTAGTTCTTCTGCTTTAGCGTCGAACTCACGTGCACCCTGTAACAAGGCAGCAGCAGATTGCAGGGCAGCACGTTGACGATTCCCCAGTGTAATCTTACCTTCACTTGCATGCTTCAGAACCATGTTCACTGAGTCTGCATCCAGTACTTCTGGAGATACATCAGCAGCCATAGCAATATTGTTTGCTTGGGCTTGATTAGCTTCTTCAGTAGATTTCAGCTTACCTGCTTCAGCCTGTTCCTGAATCATGGAATGGATGGCACGGAATGCACGAAGTACTTTCGGGGTATTCTGTACGTTAGCCATCAGGCCGGAGAACTGGTCAACAATTGCAGCAGCAGGAGAACCTTGTTCCAGATTAGCCAGAGCACCTGGGTCACGGTTAATGAAGCTATCCATAGACATGATGTTGTCATACATCTGGATTGCAGCTTCCATTTGAACGTTAGGGTCTTCAGCAGTATTAACCAAGTCAGCCATCTTCTGAATAGCTTCTACACGGTTAGTGGAACCAGAAACAGCTTCACGGATTGCCGGATTAGCTTGTTCTAATTCTACTGGGTCAAAGTTCATTGCCTGTGTTAAGTCAGAAGCATATTGGGTAGCAGCAGCTTTCTCTTCAGGAGAGATGTCCATTGCGTCTACTGCTTCCTGTACAGTCGCCTGTGCTTGCTCTGCTTGAGCAGTAGCTTCCTGTGCAGCAGCACTAACCGTAGCATCAGCTACAGGGGATGCCTGTTCATTACGCTTAGCAACTTCTTCTCCACGTTGAACCAGGATGTTAGTAATAGGGGAGGCAGCTTTTGCTAATGCATTACCAACCAGAGAAGCACCAGCCAGGGTAGTACGTACAGTAGGAGCAACGGCAGCACCAGCAGCTTTAACAGTTGCACCAGGAGCTTGAGCAACTCCAGCACTACCGAAGCCATAGAGTGCACCAAGACCTGCTTGTTCACCGACCCCTTTGAGGGTATCACGGGATGCATCAACATTTTCCTTGATTGCAGTGTTCTGTGCGAACTGTCCGAAGCCGGATTGAATACCTTCTTCAACTGTTTCACGCAGCATATTAGAACCAGCACCTGCCAGTGAACCTACCTTAAGTGGGTTAAGTTCAAAGCGAGATACCAGTGGACCGGTAGCAGCAGCAACTGGAGCAGTTAAGCCAGCAGCAGTGATACCTGTTTCAGATGCAGTCTGACGTCGTGCTTCATCAGGAGATAAACCATCAGCAATATGCTGTTGGTAAACAGGAGACTTACTTGCCAATTCTTGATGGGACATCTTCATGATTTCAGAAGCAGTCTGTTGGTATGCACCACCAGCTTCCATGCCACCGATTGCTACAGCAGGTGCAGCAACACGACCAGCAGAGAGTGCAACCTGTGCAGGACGTGAACCTAACCCAGCAGCTAAGGTAATACCCTTAACAGCTTTGTCACCACCTACCATTACTTTACCAAGTGCAGATACACCACGAATAAGTGGACCACCAGTAAAGAGGGAACCAATACCTTCGCTCAATCCGTCGGAAGCAGCCATACCATTATCAAGTGTATTAGCAACAGAATCAAAAGCGTCACGACCAATGCGAGACAAGGAGGCAACCAAATCACTCTCCCCGTTTTTAATGTCTTCTTCGTAGAGTTTCTGGTTCTCTTGTGCAGTAATCTGGTTCTGATTCTGAACAACTTTACGGGTAGCAGTCAGTGCATCAGACTGTAGATTGTGTACACCTTCATTCAACCAATCCATCCCGGAAGCAATGGATGCCCCGGCATTATCATTGACCAGACCTGTGCCAAGAGCAGCAATGCCCCCAAGGGTATTAGCAACACCAAGACCAACACCAGAAAGAGTATCGCCAAATGCTTCTGCGTTAGTACGTTGTTTAGATAAGTCCTGACGTACAACATCAGCAGCATTAGCTCGGCTATTAATAATCTGTAGACCTTGCTCATTACCATACTTATTAAGGATTTCTAATGGGGAGGCTTGTGTGAAATCAGCCTGAAGTGAACCTGGTTCGAATGCACCGATTCCAAGATTACCTACTCGTCCAGTCTGGAGATTGTAAGCATTCTCTGGGGTTAATTGGAAAGGGCTTTGCCCTTGTGCAGCTTGCTTCTGGGAGGTTGCAGTAGAGACATCGACTTGCTTAGCATTAGTGATGCTGTCTGCGAAACCTGCCAGACGGTCAAATGTTGACATAGCATGTTTCCTGTTCAAACTTATATCGTATATAGGTAACTTACTCTACAGTAAGCCTGTGAAAGAAAAAAGCCCCGTAGGGCTTTTATTAGTATGAAGTATTTTAGCGAGGTTGCATATACTCAGGTAAACCTTGAGCCTGACGTAAGTATCGTGCAGCACGTTCTTCATCTTCCTTAGCTCGTGCTCGGTCCACACTAGACTGTGACTGGAAACCTCTTGGAGCCAGGTTAGCTGGGTCTGCTTGCACTTGTCCCTGTGCTGCTTGAAGCATTGCAGCAGCTTTAGTAACAGCTTCCTGACGTGCAGGTAACAGTGCAGTAAGGCCACTCTGCCCAGTGTTAATCTTGTTTTGGGTATTTGTCAGTGCAGCCACAGCAGCATCATAAGCAGTCTGTGCTGCCTGAATGTTCTGTGCAGCCTGTGCGCGACCAAGGTTACGCACACTACCTTCCAGTGGTTCACCTCGTTGTACACCCTCAATTAACTGTTCTACCTGACGGTCATTAAGACGCATACCATTACCAGCTTCATTGGTAATGAATGGGTTAACCGCATCAATAGCACGGCTAATGTATCCTTCAGGTACGCCAGTCTGTGCACGCTGCATAACAGCAGCAGCCATAGCCGGTGACATATTCCCACGTTGGGAAATATCAGTCAGTCGGTTCAGTACCCAGTTACGGTCAGCACCTTTAAAGTCACCTTCCAACAGACGGTTAGCAATCTCACCTACTGGGGTATTATCAGTGACTGTACCAAGGAAGTCAGTGTTAAGACTGCCGGTGTTATCCTGCATAGAACGAGTACCAATCATACCTTGAGCCAAGGTAGATACGGCTTGGTTGCCTTGTGCAGTCTGTCGCATAGCCAATGGATTAGCACCAACTTCTGCTTGTGCAATAATTGGTTTAATCTCTTCCCATGACATGTCTTTATAAGCACCGACACCAGCATTAGGGAGTGCAGCCCAAGTATCTTTAAGGTTGCCATTCTTACGCTGTTCGAAGATAGCCTTACCAATCTTATCCTGGTTCTCAGCAGAAAGAGGCTGGCTTTGCCAATCTGAACCAAGAACTTTGGGAGCGAAGTCTTGCAGAGTAGCTTGGTTAATCTGGAATGCACCAACAGGTGATGCACCCTGGTTCGTCTTCATACCTTCCTGGTGCTTAACTACATCCCCAATACTCATTTGAGTAATAGGGGTAGAAGTACCAGCAAACTGGTAAGTAACATCATAAGGGGAACCCTGACGTGTACCAGCAGTACCTGGAGCAGAAGCAGCACCCACACCATTCCCATATACACCAGGATAAGCACTAGCCAGTAATCCCTGCAAACGTGCCTGTGCAACCGGGGACAGGTTCTTACTATATGCTTCTGCCAACAGACGGGCATCATTAGGGTTCTCAGCACCACGGGTAATCTGTGACATTACACCCATAGCTGCCTGACTGTCAGCATCATTACGTTGAGCCACACCCAAGTCAAAACGGTTCTGTGCCTGATTAATAGCCTGACCACCCTGACCTTGAAGACGACCCATCATCTCCAGTTGTTGGTCAGCAGGAAGTGCAGACAGTGCCTCACGAGTCTGCCCCAATGCAGCATTAATACGGTTCTGGTCACCGGACTGATAAGCCTCAGATAGCAAACGAATAGCAGGAGAAGCATTATCTAATGCAGAGTTAGTATCCTGTAAACGACCAAAGCGATATGCATTGTAGTCATTGGTTCCCTGCTGGCCTTGTTGGGTCAGTAATGTACCTGCTCGTTCATCCAGGTTTTGGAGGGTACGCTGATTTACCAGTGAAGGGTCAACCCCCTGAAACAGAGCACCAGATGCCAAAGCATTACGGTACTCATTCGGGTCTTGGTACTGCATAGCATTCATCATGACGGCATTGCCAGCCTCCTGCTTGGCAGCGTTCTGGAAATTACCCAGTGCATCACTTAAGCCGGAGGTGGCGTTACCAATCATGCTGCCAAATGTGCGAATGCTGTCACCTACTCCAGAGAAGTTAGGTGCATCAACATTACGCCATGTAATTTGAGCCATGATGGGTTCCTATTAACGAGTTAGTTTATTAGCTGCAATGTAAGCATCAGCCGAAGACTGGTCACGATTCTCTGCTGTAGCACGACTACGAGCACGGTCTTCCAGTGCAGTGTTATAAGACTTAATCTGGTTATTCAGGTTAGTGTTAGTAACACTCTTAGTGAAGTTCAACTGGTCTTTGGCTAACTTGTTAGCCTGGAAACCACCGTAGATATTCGCTAAGGAACCAATTGCACCAAGTCCTAGTTGGAAAGTAGGTACGTTCATACCCAACTGATTAGCTGAACCAGATAAGAAGGAAGTTGGGGAAGCCACTCCTGTACCTGCATTCATACCAATAGCTGCACCTGGGTTATAGTTCATAGCTGGGGTATTAAAGTTCTGATTGTTATTAGACATCCAAGACATAGCAGCTGGCTGTGGGGTTTGGTTGCCTGTTAAGAATGACAAATCCATGGGGATTCTCCTGTTAAACAAGGTCAGTATTAAGAGTCATATCAGAGTAGCTGCCAACCATGTTTAAAGACATGTCAGCTATATCCGAACCAGTCATGAGAGTACGTGATAGAAATGAATCCATCGACTCCATTGACACAAATTGCATAGGGTCAATTACACCCTGTCCAGCAGTACCAAACATTTCTTCATACTGCTTATTAATTGCCATCATATCAGTATTGTACTGCTGCATTACATTCTCTGCTTTCTGAATAGTAGCAGCCGTGGATGCATTAATATACTGACTAATGCCGTTACCTACTGAACTTGTAAGCTGCATGATGTTTTGGGCATTCATCATTTCACTGGCTAAGGTAGATAAGGATGTACCGGTAGACAGAGCAGTACCAACGTTCATAGCCACCATAGAAGCAACAGCAGCAATGATAAAACCTAGCTTATCACCAAACAGTGAAGTGGATACTTTAGTGATAATAGATACCAGAATCATTGCAGCAATGGCGTTTGCTACAGCACCTACTATTACAGCAGCTAACCCAACAAAACCAAGTGATGCACCAACTGCACCGTATGCTCCTAGGATACCTGCACCACCAGCACCCATAGTGAATACAGATACAACCACAGCAACTACAACAACCACAATCTTAAAGGCAGATGTCGTATACCACTTCTGCTTAACCTTCTTATATGAGTTCATCACTAAGTAGGAACAAGCAGTAGAAAGTTGAGTACTACGGGTCAGTGACATCGAACGGTAGATGTTAGTGTGTAGTGGGATAATGAACCCACTCTCTTCTGCATCACCCATTGCTTCGGCAACATCAATGCTTACTGACTTATTTTTATATACCCTGTTGTTGTGGTTTAGCCCCAGTACCCTAAGTTTACGATAGGTGTTGTTACCGTCCTGCCAGAGCAACTCATACTCCTGCATAGAATAGAACGTAGTGGTAACTTCCAGTTTCTTAGTCGAACCAGAGTTACTGGCAGTACGTATATTCTTGCGAGTAAGAGTTATATCCCCTGCATATCTGGCCCGAAGTTGTCCTTGCTTAGCACCAGACCATGCTTCACCGGAATGGGTAGTTTCAGACACATAGTTCCAACCAATGGTCATGTCGTATTTGTACTGCTTATTACTATGTACCCTAAACTCTCGCTTAGGTATAACGGGGTATTCTGGCAAGGGTGGGGGTGTTCCAACAATTTGGCCTTCCTGTCTGTTCCACCATTCTACATATGCATCGACTGCATCGTTTGCTGCCTGATAACCTGCAATCACTGCTTCCAGTGTGGGGTAGGTTGGGTCAGGTGGAAATGCTTCAGTAGCCATCTGAAAGAAACGGTAAATGTATTCCTTAGCAGTATCCTCTGGAGTATTAAGGGATACACCGAATGTGCCATAGATGTACTGAATATCACCTATGTCGTCATTCTTCTTAAGCTCGGTTACTACTTTATCAAGCTTACCACCCGTAGCTTTATAGAGTGCCTTCTTACAGTGGGGGTAGATTGGGCCATTCTCTACCCATTGTTTATCATTCCTGATTGGGATAAATGGATAGAATCGGTTATCAGTAGCTTCAGTTTCAAACAGTGAATCGAGTGCAACGTTACCAGAGTTCTGCTTATAGATAAGCATCTTAGGAGTACCAACAGCAGTCATCTCAGTATCAGTACGAGTAGTCTGGGATGAGTACTTACGAACCAGTGTCTCTGTAGTTGTAGTAATTGTATCAGTGCGAGTAACACCTCCACCTAAATCAACTACATTGGTAGTTACAGTAGTACTGGATTGAATCTCACCAAACTTTGTATGAGTCATTACCCTGTCAGATACAACTACAGTTACATCGTCAGGCTTCTCAGTGAATCCTCTACGGTAAACCTTAACGTAGGAGTTCCAGTTATCCACACTTGGTTCAGTAACAGTACTATCTTCATCCGGTCTACCATCAGAGTAAACAGAATGAGTCTGTATAGTCTTAGTAAGATTGGCTGTATTAGCTGTCGTATCACTTGAGATGGTAGTCCACAACAAAGTAGATGGTAAGTCATCTTCACTATCGTAGACAGTAGTCGGACCTACTACCGGTGGATTGATGGTAGGGGACTTATAGAATGAGTAATCAGCATAGAGATACAAAGCACCTGGTTCAAAGTTAGTAGGTGTGAACGTAATGGTAGAACCACCATCCAGGGAGGTCATAGTAATTTCATTGGTATCTTCGTCAATGTCTACGTCGAATCGTTCCATGATTCGACTTGGGGCATTCTCATAAAGATACTGGTCACACCATTGTTCAAAGTCAGCAAAGCCAATCTCTGCTGCCTGAACATAGACTGATTCTCCAGCAGGTGGGGTAATTTGACCCTCTATAACAGTAGGATCAATCTTAGCCAGTACACCTAAAGAAGAACCAGCCATACCAACTTCTGAGTCATAGTGGTTCTTACTCCAGCTAGAGAACAGTCGCATACGAATACCCGGTCCATTCAGATAACTATCAGAGATAGTGTCTGCCATAGTGAAGCCTGTATCAGCAACAATCTTACCGATGACTACAGTCTTCATATAGTTTGGACGTTTGTGTATATCCCCTGCCATGTTATAGACAGAAGATGCTACGTATACTTTGGTCTTCCCACTGAATAAGCCCATATTAGTTCAGCCCATTGTTAGACTTCAGCTTGGTCAGAATGGTATCAATACTTGCGTTAGTGAAACCATTAGGTGGGTTCAAGCCTTCATCAATAGTCTTCTGTGTAATCCATGCATCAGTAAACAGCTTAGATGCTTTAACTTCTGCATCTCGTTGGTAAGAGGTAATCTGCTGAGAGTACAACTCTTTCTGCTTACCTACAGAACCAGTAACAGTAGCTCCATCGCTTCGGGTATCCAGTGTCTGTGCACGCTGTGCTTCAGTCTGCTCAGTAATCAGTTTAAGCTGTTGAGGTAACATCTGGTCAGCGTTAAACAATGCAGCACAGTATGTTTCAGACTCAGTAGCAATCTTCAGTTTAGTAAGGGCATATTCACTCTTAGCAGACAGTGCTTGTACCTTAGCCAGTACAAACTGTGCTTTAGACGTTGCCAGTTGAACACGTGCAGTAACTGCCTGAATCTGTGCCATAGCAGCAGCCCAGTATGCTTGGTCACGACCAAGTAAGAACTGAACAGCATTACCCATGCACGTTTCCATCATAGCAATATATGCTTTGGTATATTCACCACCGGTAATACGGTTAGCTTTAAACTCAGCTTTAAGGTGATTGTGTGCAGATTCCATTAATGCATCAAACGTACCACTTCCACCTACTTCACGGGTAGTAAGTGATTCATTTGTTACTTTAGTAATAGCATCAAAGATTGGGGAATTATCACCACCAGGGATATCCCATTCAGGACCGGACATATCAATATCAGGGAGGGTAAAGTCATCACCCTTAGTTAACTCTTCTAGGAGTCGGTTAGCTTCTACCTCAGCAGAACAAGACATAATCATTCCTCTTGGTTCAAAAAGAAACGGCCCACGGAGTTACCCCAGTGAGCCGTGTTGAACTGTAGCTTATACGTTAATCGTTCAGGCTACCAGCAGCAATCTGTGCTTGAGCCAGTTGAGCCAATTCTGCTTCAGTCAGCGGAGGCAATACTTCAATGGAGAACTCGCGTGCTTCTGTTGCACGGATATCTGGTAAGCCATTCTTACCTTTACGGGTCGTAATGTTGATGAATTTACGCTCTTTAAGGAACTCGTAGATACAGTACGGAATATGATAACCATTGTCGGTGACTTCACCGAATGGAACAAACTTACGTACAGTACCCATATATTCGTTAGCTACGGTGATAATCTCACCCGGCAGGTCTTTCTTCTTAGGATCAAGGTTCTGGATACGTACACGAATCAGTCGAGTCTGTTCTGCACGAATCTTCTGACCCAGGGTCATTTTCTTAACACCAGCTTCTTGTTTTTCACCCAAAGGATTAACAGCGGCTTCTGTTGCCTCTGGTTCATCACTTGCTTGTGCAGCTTCAATCTTCTCACGGAGCTTCTCAACGGAGATGTTGTTAGAAAACTTAATATTCATCAACGTTGCACGTTGCTTAAGAACATCAAGTTCGCTAGGCATTGCAATATCGTTAACGGTATCTTCGTTGCCCTGTACGTCCAGTTCTACGTCAGCGGTCGGTTTATCGTTAATGCTCATGTTCATATTTCCTGTGGTTCAATTAGTTTTGTTAAGAGGGGGACTTATGTCCCCCTTGTTTTATTTCAGACTATTACAGAGGAGCAACAGTCTTAATTACAGCCAGACGCTCTGGACGTTTAACCAGGATACCGTAGTACCACTTGATTGAACTGAAGCCAGTCTCACCATACGGGTCATTACGGTCAGCAGTTTCTTTACCCGGCATCTTAGTCATGATGGTGAACTTAACAGACTTACCATCAGTCTGGAAGCCAATGGTAGAGAAGGAGTCATCACCAACTACCAGCATCGGGAACACGTCATAGTGTTCTTGGCCACTAACCATAGAAGAACGATAACCCGGGTTAGTAGTAGCTTGAGCACCAGCACCTGCCCAATGCAGCATCTCAGGAACCTGGATAATACGGAACTTATCGATACAACCAACTTCACCATTCATCAGAGTACCAGCATCAGCATAGTGCTGAATTTCGATGAATGCTTTATTACCGAACAGGTCTTTCATCGCTTTCAGTTCTGGAACCAGTTCAGAACCAACATACATTACACGAGTACCACCAAGTACTTTGGTGTCAGTCAGTTTAGAACCAGTGATGATAGTAGTCTGAGTCGGGGTACGGTTCTCAGTAAGAATCTGGTCAAGACGCATCAGGTTCTTATAAGAAACTACAGACGGGGTAGCACCTTCACCAGTAATGGTGGCATCAGAGGTAGCAGCACCTGCATACAGTACAGTACCAGCAGCAGCCAACAGGTCTTTCTGGAGAACAGCTTCAGTCAGCTGTACAGCACCGTTCATCAGTTCACGAGACAGGTGTTCTTTCAGTTGGTCATCAGAATCAAAGTCCAGGGACTCTTGAGTAAATTCGTAGAAGAAACCAAACTTATGGATAGAACCTTCACGGGACAGACGGGTAAAGCCTACACGGTTAACACGACCACCGTTCTCTGTCAGCAGAGGCAGTTTAGAGGTGATGTTACCAACGTCTCGGGAAGAACCATACAGGTTACCATTAACGATGGTAGCACCATTAGCATCAATACCCTGGTCGTTGATGTTCTTATCATCAAGCAGTGGAACGTACTCATACACCTTAACAGTCTTACCGTAGTTCTTCGGCATGTTGATGGTGTTAGCCAGTGGCATGAAGTACTGGTCTTTACGAGACTGAATAATAGCTTTCTTCAGCCAGTAAAAGGTATTCATCTGGTCGGAACCAGCACCATCAATACTAGATTTCTGACCGTCAATCGGAGCGTTATAGTTTAACATATCATCTTATTCCTGTTTAAAGACTACCCGGTACTGGGAGTTTAGCGAAATCTTCATCACTCATAGCGAGTGGGTTTACAATAGGTGTTGCTTTACGTGTAGCAGCCCGACTAGGGGAAGCTGCTTTAGCTTGCTCACTGTTAGCCAGAGTCTGCTTAGGTTGTGCTACACGCACTACCGGCTGAACCACTGGTTTAACTGCTTGTACCGGTTCTGGCTTAGCCACTCGATTAAATGCCCCTTGCTGTGCAAGGAGGTTACCGACGTGGTTATAAGCCTGAATGAACGGAGTACCTACCGGAATCTGACCTAACATCTGAAGACGGTTCACTTCATTAGCAATGGTTTCATAAATACCATTCTCACGTTGTTCGTGAATAGTCTGTAGTAGGCCACGATTCTGGTAAAGAGCATCTTTACTGGCAGCATCCCATGTCGAGCCGATAACACCTAATGTAGCTTGTCCTTCTTGAGTAGACTTTAAGTCGTCAATTTCGGTTGCAAAATCTGCTTCGGTGTCGGTAACACGGTGATTGCCTCCCTGGTAGTTAATTTCATCTTCTGGGTTAAAGTCCAGAGGGTCTGTACCAGAGTCTTTCAACAACTTCTTAATGGCTTCAGGGTTCTTCTTATCCAAGTCAATCAGGTAAGAAAGTTTATCCTCATCCATCAAACTGTTGTTCTGTAACATCAGCAATACCTTACGGTACGGCTGTAGTTCTTGCATCTTGCGAGTATAGTTAGCACCCATCTGCATCAGGCTAATGGCCTCCTCCGGTGAACGGGGAGTAATCATTTTACCGTTAGCTTTAAAAGGAGCCATCAACTTCTCGTAACCATCTTTATAGTTGAAGTCAGCAGGCAGACCTTCAGACTGTTTGCCTTCTTCATTCTGTTCCTGGCCTGGTTCAGTATTAGAAGGTTCAGCTTTAGTAATCGGCTTACCGTTACTATCAACTTCTGTGTCAACAACTTTATCATCAACTTTATCAGAAGTTAAAGGATTTGCTGAATCTTCTTCATCAGGTTCAGTTTCAGGGGAGGTTTCTTCGGTTGGTAGGTCTTCAACAGCAGAGGTGTCAACTTCTTCATCAGGAGTCTGTACGCCGTTGGTTTCTGGGTTGTTCTGAGTGGAAGTATCTTCCTCAGCAATAATTGCTGGGGCTTCCATATTCAGAATCTCATCATCCGACATTGCGAGAATGTCGGAAGCTGTGGTTGCAGCTTCCGTAGTCATAGGAAATATCTCCGGTTAATTATTCGTCTTCAGGTTCAGCACGAACTACATCGAGTTCATCCTGTACCTGTAGAATAACATCAGCTTCACGTTCGCCCATACGAATGGCGAGGTCGAGCCAACGACGTAAGTGACCAGCAGCTTGAGCCATGTTCAGTGCATCTGCACGGTTGTTTGCTTCAAGCAGTGGGTCACCAGACTCTTGCACGTAACGTGCACAATCTTCTACACAGAACTGGCGAAGGATTACTTTACGGAACAGTGGGTTCTCCAGAAGTTTACGTACTTCTTCTGCATGTGCAACTGCACCTTTAGCAGATTCCAGTCGATGTTCCAGTCCAGCAATTGTTAATTCTTTACTCATGTGAAGGTCTGCCTTACAGGTTCATGCCAAGAGCCGATGATGGGTCTTGACTAGGGTCATAGTATTGGGAACCAAGTGAATAAGCTGGGTCTTGTTGAGCAGCTATGTCACGTTCTTGTGGAGAGTTCCCATCAGTCAAAGTATTATATCCAACAGCAGCAGATATGTTGGGGGTAGTTTCCCCTTCTTTAATGGGTGTTGTCAATGCCTTAGTTATCTGAAGGTTCTGGTTTCCTTGAGATTGTGCTTTTTGTTTTTCCATATCACGAGCATGTTTAGTACCAGATTCCTGTTCCAGATAATCCAGGTCTTTAAGGTCACCAGCAGAAGCAGCCTCTTTAGCCTTAGCCATATTGAGTGCAATCTTGCTTTGTAACTCTTCATTCTCAAGCTGTGCTTTCTGAATTGCCAATTGCTTAAGCTGTTCTTCCATAGGGTCTGGCTGTGGTTGCCAAGTACGTAACTCATGAGCCAGGTCAGGCATACGTTTAAGTTCTGCAATCTTAGCTACAAGAGATAATGTAATAGTCTGGTCAACCGTATTACCCAATGTTTGAACCATGAAGCTCAAGTCCTGTGACTTCTGGTTATCAATTTCAGCAGTGTTAATATCAACCTCAATGTCGAAGTTACCTTTAAGATCTTCACGGTTAATCTCTACATACTGTTCGTTAGTAATACGTACTACTTCCTTCTCTGATAAGAACACAGCATTCATTGCGCAAATCTTAGTACCAATGTCTGCCATACCCTTAGCTAATCGACGAAGGATTGCCATCTCGCGTTTAGATGCTGCATCAAGTGCACCACGAATACCAGCAGCAACATCTCCATAAGCTGAACCAGTTACGCCACCAGAGAATGCTTTAACACCTGTTAGTGATTCAGCTTCCTGGTTTTGCATCTGAGTCATTACTATTGCCGACTGAGGTAACTCAGGGAACTTATGTTCCATAATGGACTGACTGGGGTTACCTTGCATTGGGTTATATTCATAGTCTTGTCCATCATCATATCGACGACGGTTCAAAGTATCTAACATCCCTTTAGGATAACCACGCTGTCCGTTTGCACTTCGACCCAGTAGGTCAATCATTCCACGCATAGTTGCACCAAGAATTGCTTGATTATCCCCTAACAGTTCAGCATCAGCTTCACCAAAGAGTTCACGTTTACGTGGCATGTATGGAACAACTACCAAAGGTAACTTACCATCAGGGAATGGGTTCTTCTCCATACGAATAAGGGTGGAACCAATCCAGGTAGCAACAATTGGTTCCAGTGAACCATCATCATCAATGTCGTAGAATCCCCAGTACTCATAAGCAACTACTTTCTTGCGTAGAGCATCCTTAAACTGGAAGTCACTAGGAGTTTTACTTTCATGGTCTGGGTCAGTCATAGGACTGGAGCTTTCCCAGTCAATCTTATCTAGGTTGTGATAACGGTCTTTGTTCTTCATGAGGTCTGCTTTGCATGTCTCGAATGAGATAACTGCATACAGAGCCTTATCCAAATCACCATTACAGCTTGGGTCAATAACTACGTTGTTAGGGTTAAGCATCTCAACAGTAGGTCTGTTAACCAATGCCTTCTCTACTTCTACCTCAGTAACCCCAGTCTGGATTGCATATGTAGCTTCTCCAGTTTCATTGAAGTAGTTAACAGCTTCCTTGATATCTTCTGGCATCGTCTCATCATACTCACGAGGATTCTCTGCCTGAAGCTGAAGAGCCTGTTGAAGAACATCTGCTTGTTCCTGGTTCTCAATTGGATACAACTGAAATACCGGAGTTTCTGTTTTAATCTTAACAGTCTTACGTTCCCAACCGATACGAGCAATACCAGTACCATCATCTACGACACTATGTACGTAATCATCTACCAGTTTTACTTTATTAAGCTGAGTACGGAATTGGTAGTTAAGCACTAACTCATTCTGACGTGCAGCTAACTCATCTTCAAAAGTAACAGGTGTTAGCTTAAAGAGTTTACTGGATGAGAGGAATGGTTCAGACAATGGTGCATAACGCCACTCTGCCTGACGGCGAACCAGTCTAGGTTGGACTTGTGAGCGTCCCTTAACCTTTGGGGGTTTAGCCTTACCCTTAACTTCCATCAAGTCATTCCACTCACGAATCTGTGACATGATTGCATCGTGAGCAGGTTTAGCTGATTCCAAATCACCCTTCAGTAATTGTATACTTGGTTCCTTCTTCCAGTCCGTTAGCTTCTCTGATTGAGCCGGGTCTGGTAAAGGCTTAAAAGTGTCTTGGTGTTCCATAGTTAATCCTATTCAAAAAGTTTACGGTCAGCCTGAATTTGTTTACCCAACTCAATTAGTTGGTTGTCACGGAGTCTAACAGTTGCCCGGAGTTCTTCAACCAAACGTCTGCCTTCTTCAAGACTGTTGTCGAGTCTGGCTGCATGGCTTGCAAGACTTCTGCACTCAAGGGTTCCGGCTTCGGCTTGACGTTGATATACCGATGCTCGTCTTTCAGACTGTTGCATCCGGCTGTCGTAATCACTGCTAACGCGAGCAAGCTCGCTTGCGTAATTACTCTCAGCCGTCTGCAACCGGGAAGTGAGTAACCCGACTTCATAACTATGGTTTCTTTGGAGAGCATTGTATTTGTCCTGTAGTTTTTGTGTTGCCTTCAGGTCTTCAACCTTTTGGGCATCCCACTTCTTTTGAACAGTAGACTGTCCATTAGAATTGCCCCAAAAGTAAATGGTGGCCCCAAGGACCACCACCAGAAGATAAGGCCAACCTTTAGAGATTAGCATCTTCATTACATGCCTCCAGTGGTACATTACCGATTCGGTTAGCTACCCAACCATACGTAAAGTCTGGCATGTTCAATGAGGTGTAGTGGTTCAGTTGTTTAGCATCAAGTAACTTAATCATTACCTGACATGCTGCAACTTTGCCTCGTTTTTTCTGTAATGCTTTATATGCATTAACAGTACCTGCACCGACTTTACCATCAACTTGTACTTTAGGGTAGTCTTTGCCATTACGGGACATTTCATTAAGAGATTGCTGCAACCACTTAGCTGGTCTAGTTACACCGGTATTAACCCCAGCATCAACCAGTTTGTGTGTTACAGCAGGAGATATATCAGCGAAGGCTACGAAGTTAGGTTTAAGTACGTAGTCATCAATGTATATCTCAGCAGCCATCTCTTTAGATAAACCCCTCATGGAACCATCCCAACCATACTCAGTAGCCAGAACTTCTTTATGAGACTTAGCTACTGATTGGGTAATACCATGATTAGTTTCCCCACCTGGGTCACGAGGATTGTTTACGTACCCTCCTTCCATATAGAACACTGCCCCCAGAATAGCAGCGACAACTCCTCCCACTGCACCACCTTTTGCAGCAAGTTTCTGTTTAGCTTTCATGAGAATCTTCCTTTGGATGGAATCGTATTAGTCTGCCTACAATGTTTAAGGCAAACAGTGCGATTGTAATACTGGAACCATGTGGAATATCTTCAAGGATGTGACGAGGTAGTCCTGTCAGCATTGGTTGGATAATATCTACAGCAGAAAACAGAATTAATCCAAATGTACTAATCTGAACAGATGCCCACTTCCAGGACTTCTTCCAGTTAGGTACTAGCCCTATCTTTCTTTTTAACCTGCAAACCATGCGAATATCTCCCGTCTTGCAGCAGCCAATACACCAATAATTGCACCTGCCCCAGCCCATACCCACTTACCAAAAATTCCAGCACCAGCAACTTTATGTTTAATGGTGATAAACTCTTCGATGGTAGGTTCAGACTTAGTGATGCTCTCCTCTACCCGTTTAAGTCGGGTACTAAGGTCGCCCATAGACTCACTTAGCTTTTTAATAGACTCTTCCATTTTCTCCCTTTCTCCCGATTCACGAGTTTGGTTTTCGAAAATGTTTCTCAGTCTCTCTTCGAGTCTGGCTAGAGTTACGTTATCCGGTTCATTTCCCATAGGGGATTTCTCAGGTTAGTTAAGTCAGGATTGACTGAAACAGTCTACATAAAGGATTGTTTGCGGTACAACAAAAACCCACCCCTACAGCCTAGTTGGCAGGTTGGAACCTGAAACATCGAGTAGCAATTGGGTCAACAGCAGTGAACACCAAAACAGTAAAACCCACATGGAGGCAATGAGCCTACGATGGGTCCCGATAATTCAATACCCTTCTGATGATAAAACTAGCCCCACTTCGGTGGGGCTAGTTTTAATTAAATCAATCCGTAAATGGTATTGTGTATTACGACGCCACCAACAACAGAGGAAACGTTGAAATTAATTTCAGCTTTGTAAGCTCCTTGCGGAACGCAATCCACCAAAGCATAAAAGTTGAACGTGTTCCCTACTGGGATGATGTACCCTATGGAATCTGCTACAGCATTCCCCAGCTGGTCCAAGAATCTCAATGACACCAGGGTGGTTGTTGTACTCTTAGACCAAAAACCAAATTGAAAGTAACGCCCAGGTTCACAGTCAATAATTGTTTGGGTGAAGTTAGCTGCTGCGTCAACCGATGGCACAGATAAAACAAAAGAAGTTGAAAACATTAAATCATTAGGGACATCGTTTCCTACAGTAGCAGTGACAATGCCGGTTCCGGTTTGCGAGAGTGTCCAGTTAGATATGTTATTAAACTGCCCAGACCCATTACTAATACTATTAATATAGGGGCTTACAATGCTTCCTAGATTCCAGTTAGTTGTGATGAATCCTGCACGGGGGAAGCACCCACGTGATGTAATCTTCTTACTAGAGCCACCTACTAACTGACGGGTTGGAAATCCAGTACCTACAGTAGTGTTACCATACAGTGGAAGTGAGCAGTTATTAAAACTAACTACCCCGTCACCGTTACTAACAATAGGCACTGTACTGTAGCCTTCCGGAAGCAGAAGCGTAGAATCTTTAATACTGAGTCGGGAGCTTCCATTCACAGTAAAGACTACAAAACTCTGCCCAGGTTGATACTCAATATTACCGTTAGCAAACACCAAGGTAGCATTATCACCCAATGCCATTACCGGGTCGAAGTAGCCTGCCTTTTTACCTGCTGGCAATGAGCATGAATCAAAGATGAACTGCCCATTCTCAAAGGTAAATGGACCTCCATTATCAACCATCCAGCAGTGGTTGAACTTTATAACCTCACCTGCATTAGCCGGGGAATTAAAGATTACAGAGTTAGTAAAACTACGAGAAATGATGCACTTATCAAACAGGACACGATATGCATTATCTTTAAACTCAATACCCGCAGTAGATATAAACCCGCAGTTAGATATACGTAATTCTGCTACCTCCCTTGAGGTGCTACCACCCAAACACATCTTTCGAGCACCTTTACCTACAAAGGAGATTCCTGTTAATAAGGCGGTAGCATTAATGGCATCACGGGCTGTGTAATCTGTATTAGAGTTGGTTACGATTAAGTAATACTCCCCTGTTAAACCTTCCACTTCCGTAAGGGTACACTTATTAGCTCCTACTAAAGATCCCTTAGCCACATCCAGTACGATAGGTGCACTAATGGTCCCTGAGGTAGGTACAAGACAGTCGTAACCGGCAGAGTTTACCTTGTTAATGAACGGAGCAATATCCCCCGTACCGGTATACCCAGCATCATACACGTCCACGGTGCCGTTGAAGAATTTCCTTTTCCATACCACCCCACTTCCTAAGAAGGTAACAATATTGTCTATAGTGGTATCCTCACTAACAGCTACCATAATACCACCACCAAGATTAAACCCGCTCACATACGAATCAAGGATTATGGAATCGCCGATTGATCCTGATAATGATGATAACTCAGAAACCGATGATGCAGTTCCTATATAAGATAAGCCATTTGGTTTATTTAAATCACTCCTAAGAGCGTCAACACCAACACTAACCCATGCTCCCAGATCAATTCCGCCAGTTGAGGATGGGGTAGTCCCAGCAGGAACCTCTTTAGGCAGTGCCCCATCCCAACGGTATTTACCATCAGTAAATACAACCAGTTCATTCTTAGCATTAACAGTTACGCCAGTAGCAAATGTATCGGGTAAGGTTACATACTCTTCCCGGGTAACAGCTAGAGCACCTAAGTCCACACTACCAGCAGAATGTACTAATATACCGGAAGTACTAAGACTTACAGCAGTAACCCCTGAATCAATGTCAGCAGGCAATGAGTAAGCTAGCTGAGTCGTCTTGTCATAAATAACTTTATAACCACTAAGCAGTGCACCAACCGAGAAGTAAACAACTTCGTTCTGCTTAACACCAAATTTACGGGCAATGGCTTGCTTATTGGTGAGAATACCAGTAGAGCCTTTACCGCCTTGTGAGAATAACTCGTTCATAACGACCTCTTTGTTTTTCTAGAAAACCCCTCAGAAGAGGGGATTATTTTTATCGTTCCCAAACTACATCGTAGTTAACTCCGTTGGTATTAAAGTCACCGGTGTATAAAACTAGATTGTTAGCTGGAGAATTAAACCATGCAGCATTAGTACCAGAAGCGTTAACCAAAATCTGGTCAACAATTAGGGTAATGCTCATGTTTGTAGTACGGTTACGAATAGTTAACTTACGCACCATTGCAGGAATAGCAATTGTATTGTTAGCTGCACCATTGCCCACATAAGTCAATGTTCCATACTTCCGGGATGTACTATTCACATCACTGATACCAGTCTCATTCAGTAACAGAAGACTGTTATTACTCAACAGCATATCTGAGTTTGTAATGGTTAATTTAGAAGCTAACTTGTTACAGTCCCCATAAGATTCTTGAATCTTGTTGTAAGTACTGATTGAGGCAGCAGCAACACCACAATCAATCTCACCAGCATTCATTAGGAACAACGTATCAAAACGAGCAACACCAGCAGCAGAGGCAGCAAGTACAACCGTCTTACCACGGAAGGTATCAATGAATACTGAACCAGTACGAACAGTGGCAGTGGTATTAAACGCACTAGCAGCTACCAGACGAAGTGCAACAGTACTCTCATGGTTCACAATGAAGTTAAATACCTGAGTACCACGGATAACACCATAACCCGAGCCAATGTTAGAGCCATTATAGACGACAAGCATGTCGCGAAGGTTGCGTGCTTCAATACTATCCAACTGTTGAATATTAGAGCAGGCTACGTTCAAGCAAGCACCCAGTCTAACACCTGCACCAGAGTTATCACCAATAAACAGTAAGTCAGACATACGCCCAAAGTTAGATGAAAGCATATCAATAAAGTTTACTGTCTGTGCTGGTAACCAAGGAGCAGAGCCAGAACCATACCAACGCTGACAAGCGATGGCTGGGTCAGTTGGGCTAGTAACGCCAGCATCCCATTCAAAGCGAATACCAGACATATCAGCAAACTGGGCAAAACGCATACTCCACCAGATACCATCAGTTGTGTTCGAAGGAACACAGTTGATAATTGTTGGAGTAGAAGAAGCAGAACCTGCACCCCAAATCTGTACGTTTGATAAGTCTACCCCACGCAACTTAATAGCATTAAAAGTATGACGTCCAGCAGGAATGACAATTCTAAATGTTGATTGGTCATTCATAGAGTTTCTTCCTTGAAGGGAAGAAATATGACCGAGTGCATCGGATAACTGAGCAAAATCATAATAAGCAGTATTAGCATCATTGCCTACAATGAACGAGGTATACAATGTAGCTTCAGCCCAATCTGCTGTCAAAGAAGCATTAGCAGACAAGGTGATAGGAAAAGCCCCGGAACCAACATAGGTATAAAATTTACCATCTGCTTGATTCCATACAGCATCCCGTTTTTTATTAACAGTTGCCCCTTGTTTAAAGGAACCGTTTACTAAATTATACCCTTCATGCGCCAGTACTTTTCTATATAGTTCAAAATCTGTATTCAAATAATCTTGAACAGATATACCCGCAGAGCTATTAATAAAAGAAGCACCGGTAGTTAAAGCTAAATTCTCGCTTGAATTTGGTACAGGTAACAAATCAACAGTGATGTTACCTGGGGCGTACGTTAACTGACCATTACTGACAGACTGGATGTACACGTTAGTCGGTAGAACGGGCAGACCGTAAGACTTCTGTTCACTAACAGAATAAATAACCTTCTTATTATTCAGGAACTGGGTAGTATCTGTACTAAGAATTACCTCACTATCCTTAACGTTAGTAGCACGAGCAACTTCCTGAAGAGTATGGTCTGGTGCTTCAAGTACCCGAGCTTCACCACCAATTTGTACAATCAAACGGTCATTGGTTGCCAGTGGTTCTGTAAGAAGAATACGTTGGTTATCCGGGTCAGCAGTATACGACTCAGTAGTTAATCCTTTATACAAACGAAGACCATTCTTATACACAGCCGGGATAGACTGGAAGGTATAAGGAATAGCAATAATCTGTTCTCCACCTACAGCAGCTCCATTGTTGTATAACCAGTTAATCTGAACCCAGTCATTAACATTAGGGTTATCTGGTAAAGCAGGAACCCCAGTCAGAAGGAATACTACTTCATCACCTTCTTCCAGAGGCTGAGCCAGAGTTACGGACAGATTGTCTACGTTAAAATCAAAGCCACGGCCTACATACTGCATGTCACCATTAATAATAATGAAAGGTACACCTACCGTATTATCCGGTACGTTGATTGTAGTTTCCCCACCAGCAGCAGAACCATTTGCGTATACCCATGGAATGTAAGCACCTTCTCCGGAGGAAGTACTACCACCATTAGAACCAGATGTAGCAACAGTAATCCATGAACCGGTTGCAGTAGTATCGTTAGGCAGAATACCTGTATGATCTCCTTCCACATACAAGTAGTCAGTAACCTGACGATCACCTGCACGAGAGAAGCCATAGATACGTGCATATTTAGCTTTAGTAGTTAATGCTTTAAGTTCTGCCTCAGACTGTACGCCAAGTACCATTCCATACTGGTTAAGGAAGTCATAGATAAGTTTCAGGTTACCCAAATTGCAGTACACAGTACGAACCACATGGTAAGCATTACCAAGTAACGCATCTACCATTGGGTCGTTGGAACTGTTCTGGCAGTAAGGATTGGTCCAATCCTGATTTGCATCGAAGGGGGTATGTGCGTTCATCGCCATCCTCGTTGTTCAAATTTAGTTTCGGTAATTGAAATACTTCCATTAGCCAGGTCGTAATCAACAACCTCACCACAGATGCTTTCATACGTTTGCAGATACTCTGCTGCTTTAGCGTTAGCTTCTGGAGTATTCAAACCAGTGTGGTAACGATAACCCACCCAGTTATGAAGTGCTGTCATTAGCGTATCAGCTAAGTCAACTTCCTGTTCTTCGTCACCCGTAAGCACTGGGTGCTTAGCTTGATACGTTACGTTAAGTGCCTCGAAGTGTCGAGGTCGCATACACTGAATAGTATCAGGTCGTGGGGTGAAGATAGCATGAGGGTCTGAATCGTCGTTAAGTCTACGTCGATTCCCAGAGTTATCAAACACATTTAAGATTTTAATAACATCATCCTGGAAAGGTTTCATGAACCCATCCATGATGTAAGGATACTGAATCTCAAGAGTAGGCTTAGTAAATCTGGAGTAAGCATATTTGGATTGAAGAGGATAATCAGTACGTCCTTCCTTCATCTCCACAATGCAGCTATTAGTCTTAAGAGGGAAACGACTATGCAGTCGTACCAGCCCCTCATTAATAGCTGCCAGTATCTCCGGCTTACTATCCGGTTCAATACCCAGCCTGTCATCCGTGACTGCACCAGTACCCTTCAAGGTACTTAGTGCCAAGCCACGATATACTTCCGATAATTTCTGCATGGTTCCTCACACAATGTATGAACGTAGTGGGTTAACACTATCTTCTTCTTCCTCATCCCACATCGGGTCACCCTTGTTATCCACCATAGTCATACCTGCTTGTGGCTTCCAAGGATTGAGATAACCCAGCATGGAGATAGTATCAATACAGTCATCCTTACCTTTGATTCCATTAATGGTAGCTAGTTTAATCTGGCCCATGAACAGACCCATAATAGTTGTATCTCTCAACTCCTCTGGGAAGTACATCTTACCAACCTTGAACCATGGAACTACCAGGTTAAAGCGTGACAGCTTAGAGGTTACAGGACGGATGCCTGGCTTACCACCCTCAGAGGATGCAAAGTTAAAGAAGACATTACGGTTAATCATTTCTTTCTGAAGAAGTGAGATGAATCCACCCTGCTGCCCTGTGACTTCAATACCAACATTTTGTGGTTGGTATTCTTGAACCAGACGGAACAAGTCATCAAAGTTTTTATCCATAAGCTGACGATTAGCCACACCGTCAACCCAGAACCAATCTCCATTAGAACTATAAGCCCAAACTGATATGACACTGTAGTCACTGGTCTGTTTCTCCGAGGTAGCAAAGTCGGTCGTAATGTAATAGTTGTAGCAAGACTTCATCCTCAATAGCTGTTGTCTGCTGTACCATTTAATCTCACTATCCTGAACAAGACGTTCATCTTCAGAACTAATACGAAGCATAAGTTCCTGATAGAAGCCAGCCAACTTACCGGTCTTAACTGCCATGTCATATTGGGCTTTTATGTAGTCATATGAAAAACGGTCATCCCATGCACCCTGAAACTCTTCCCTACTACAGGGAAACTTCTCACACACAGGCCATACGTTGACATCCCATGCACCAGACTCAACTGCTTCAATAATGATGTCTTCCTTATTAAATGGAGTACCATTGAAGATTACTTTACGACGTGTTGGGTCAAGAGCATGGTTCACACCTTTATAGACAGTATCCTTAATAGCTTCCATACTCGTCTTAGAGTTAGCATCACCATCACTAATCAAGTCATCCAGTACACAGAGCGTCGGACGTTTACCATATATCTTCGTACCACGAAGACCTGTCTTAGCACCAAACAACTTAACACCCAGTCGATGTCCTTCTGCATTACGGAACTCTAACAGGTTATCTGTAAAGGTAGCTTCAGGTATCCACTGTTGAAGGAACTCACTATTCTTGTATCGGAACTCAATGTTCTTACGTGCAGACTTAGCACCGTTATCCATTGAGTCAGATACGTAAATCATCCCTTCTACCTTGCCCAGACTTGGTAAGTGCCCAAACACTGCCAAGAACAAAGTAAAGTATTCCATGAACACAGCAGTCTTACCTGCACCACGGAAACACAGGTTAACTACATACTGGTTCGGGGTAATCATCTTATCCAGCATCTTCAGGTGAACCGGGGGTGTTTTGTTGGATTCACCTTCTTTGCCATTAACCAACTTAATAAAGTTAGCAAAGGTAAGAGCAAACTGACTGGGAACGTAGTTAGAAGAGTTAAGGTGGGAGTAATCCACCTGGTCTAGCCATTCATCTAGTTCCTGTTTAATTAACTCAGACATCTGTAATGTCCTCATCTGCACGTACTAGTTTAGAACCAGCAATCTCTTTAGTAGGTACGCCACTATTGATTGCACTAATTTGCTGTTCAGCCAATGCAGCAAGTGTTGCCTTGAGGTCAGTCAATCCAGAGTTCTCTCTTAAGTCCAGATTGATATTCGTTACCTGGTCTTTCGGTTTAGCTAAGTGAGTGAGGATAGAGTTAGCTGCATCACACCTTACTTTCTCACTTGCTGCTGTATTCATTAGTTCAACCTGTACGTTGATAGCCTTCTGATAATTGTCCTGGTTCACAATCCACACTGGAACCAAACTTTGTTCCATGATTAGGTTAACTAACTTACCTCTGTGATAAGCAGATACGTAAGCACTAATATCTTTCTCACTGGTTCCTCGTGCTACAAGTTCTGCTTGTCGGTTGGGGAATGTCTTGAAGTAGGCTTCCTTATTCGAGTAGCCCATGTGTTTGTAAGTTACATACTGAACTGCATTCATGTAGTCCTGTGTCTTAAACTTACCTTCCTTCATAACACCAGAGTAAGAGATGAAGTTTTCACGGAATGACTCAGCAACCAGTTGGTCTTGGGTTACGTTGTTAATCGTGTCTACCAACTCTTGGCTCACACTGTTCTTGAAGTTAGCAGGTAAGGCATTAACAATCTGCTGCTTAGTTAGTTCACTCATACTTATCTCTCTACAAAGTTATGTCTATTAACGAAGATTCTTTTCTTGGGGTGAGATACCCCTTGAAGAAACTCTATCACACAGTTACACTTTAGTCATGATATAGAAAAAGTTCATGATACTAAATAGTATGTAATGTTCCGATGACCCTATTCCCCAAGGAGTACCCCCTTGAGAATCTATATGAGAGTCCAAGACTCTGAAGACAAATACTCAGAGATAGACCACACCAAAGCTGGCTTTATGGCTGGTGATATAATCCTTACCCATGACGAAGATACATTCCATGAGTTATCTGGAATGATGCTGTTAGAGAACCGTCCCGGTGTTACAATCCTAGAACCACAAGAAACTTACTCTTTAGAAAAGTCTATTCCATCTCTTGTGTTCTTTACAAAATTACCTCATAGTGTCTCCATCAAACGAAGCAAAGATAGCGTTCGGATGACGGTGATGATGTGATTAGTCATACCGCCTAGTAGACAGTGGCGGTACTCGTAAAGAGTTAATAACTTCTACAGTCAGGGTTCCCCGGCTCCTTTCCTACTCCGTAGGTCTAACGGTACATAAGTACCTAGGGGGATGAACTGACCCGTGATTGAAAACGGTAAGGGGTAGAGTCGAGAGGCTCTACCCCATTTCTTTTTCTGGAGGTATGCAATTATGAGCATCTACTTTTTTGATATTGATATTACTGGTGTACTGCATAGACAAGAACCCCATTGCTTGGGAGAACCAGAAGCAGTAAGTAAGATGCTTGCCCCATGGCAATCAGTATTCTTTCCTAACTGCGATGAATCCCATGAGGTTATTGGCTCTCTTTTCTTATCCAACCTTCAGCTTAACACTGAGATACTTACTGAACCAAAAGTATATGATCTCACTCAGTACAGCGAGTTCAACAAGTTCTTCCCCGGTGTACGCTTCTATAAGATAGATGGTTGGGAATTGATAGCTGACCATAACGTCTTTAATAAAACACTTTCCATTTACTTCAGACCTATCCCTAAAGGAAGGAAAATCAATCATGAAATTCATAATGACTATCCCCAGTTTTGCTGAAAGGACACCCATGTACACAAATGACTTCACTTTAGAAGAAGTCATGGATAGTAGTTCCCAACGTGTAATACTAGTTCCTACCTTAGAGGACTACCATGAAGTAAGGGGCCAATTATTCTTAGCGGGTAATGACCGTAAGGTTGTATGTATTATTCCTCCTTCCATCTACCCCGTTAGTAGTGCAGATGACGCTCTACCTTTCATGATGGTGTCCGATGAATACCAGTGGAATACCCGTTATGAGAATGACGAATACCGTTACTATTACGTAAGGAAGTAAGCCATGCACTTCTACGGTTTGAGTAGTCGTAGTACCTGTCCCCTTAATCTGGGGGTAGGTAAATCTCCTTGGTTGGGAATAAGTAAACCCATGACCATGTACTATGAACAATGTGAAAAAGCAGATGAGTTCATCGGAACCTGTTTAATGTTAGGTGCACCTATTACCTTTATTAGGATAGATACTTCCATTGAAGTTCCAGAAGATGTCACTGTATACATCTACTCCTCCAGCGAACCTATGGTAGCTACTACTCTTACAGGTAGACTCATTACTCTGTATCCTTCTTCCTCATATTTATCTAGCGGTGAGAGCTACTAATGATTATTAGTAAACTATATGATGATTACGAACACCGTAAAGAAGTATCTAACCTAATTGCTGATGTACTTATCCTGGTTCCAGACGAGCAGTCCTTGCATGAACTACAGGGATTGCTTTTCTTATACAATAAGAAAGCAGAAGTACATCTACTTGAACCAGGAACACCGATGTCCTGGCAAGGTGGCTTTAGTCCTTGGCATCTCAATACGGATGAGTACATTCTAGCCTTCGAGAATAACACCTCCATCTATAAGGAAAGACAATGAAACTAAACACATCCCCCTATCCAATACAGTTAGAAGTAGTATTCGACTGGGGTATATTCTCAAAGAAGTACAAGAAAGCTAAAAGCATTGAACCAGAGGAACAAAGCAAAGGTGTTACTACACTGCTTCCCGATGGTTCGGTACTTATCTATGTACAGGATAGTAACCCTATCACATTGGTTCATGAACTTAATCACTTCTGCATATACACGTTTGGCTTCGTTGGCTTACCAATTAATGATGAATCATCCGAGGCATACTGTTATTACATGGACAGTCTTCTTAAACAGGTACTAAAGCATGAACGTTAAACTCTTAGGTATGCGTGGTACAGCTTTACTGCACTACTCTTCTGAACCAGAGAAAGCAATCATCCACCTTATGTCCTATGGGGATTCCACACTAATAATGGAACCAGGAGAGTTAGCAGACTTTGCACAAGGACATAAGATTCTTACTAACAGCAATGCAAAGATAGTTATCTTGCAAAATGGTGAGTCAGCCTTCATCTTATTAGGTGATTATGCTCATGTGTTTATCAAAGATGCTGCCGTAAGACATAGTAGTGGTAACCCTAACCATCCTGATTATTACTCTGGCATAGCTCGTATTATCACCCGAATCTCACCTCCTATTTAA